CGTTGAAGTCGGCGAGGGCTTTGGCCGCTGGACCTTGTGACGGTGACGGAGGTGTCACGCGTGACGTGACGTTATTCGTGACGTTATTCGTCACGGGTGGTGTCATGGCGCTGGCGACGGTGGGAAGTTGGACAGCGGGCGGGGCTGCGGGATTGCGGGCGGTTTGGCGTGGCACCTGAGCCTGGGCGGTTTTCAGGGCGGCGAGGGTTTGGGCGGCGGGTTGGCCGTCGATAGTGCCTCCTGGGCGTGGTGCGGCCGGGCGTTTGAGCGTGGGGGGCAGCACGGACGGACTGGATGGACCGGGTTGACCGGGTTGACCGGATTGACCTGGTTGACTGGTGGGGGTGTCTGGCTGCCAGATGGAGGAGCCGGGGCTGTGGCCGGGGATGAGTTTGCCGCCGGGTTTGACGGCGGCGGGAGCGGGCGCGGTAATGTTGCCGGCGGCGTCCATGCTGTGGCCGGTGGCGGCTCCGGCCTGGTTGTAGGCGGCGACTTTGGCGTCGAAGGTGCCGTCGGTGCGGGCGGCGAGGATGTTATCCCGGCGGTTCGGAGGGGTGACTCCGGGCATGGCTGGAGAGGTCATGCCATTGTCCATGCGGGCGCGGAAATCGCCCCGCGTTTCATCGCGGCGGCGGACTCCGCCGACTGGAGTGTTGGGGCGGGCGGCCATGCGGGCGGCGTCCTGGGCGACAAGGGTCGAGGTGGTTCTCATGGCTTGGGTTTGAGCTTGTGGGTGGCGGTGAGCTTGTCCCGGCGGCAGGCGGTGACGATCTCGTGGAGGCCGTGGTAGGTGGCGATGTCTTTGGGTGAGGGAGACTCGCCTTTGGCGTGGGCGGCGAGGATGGAGACGGCGGCGGTGTCGTAGGCTTTGAAGAGCTTGGGGGCCAGCCATTGGGTGAAGCCGTGGCAGCGCTCCAGCGACTCGATGTGGGCGAGGGTGCGGGAGGCGTCGGACTGCTCGGCGGCGGTTTTGAGCTGTTGCGGCGTTGCCATTTAGATCGCGGGCTGGGGTGGTTCGGTGGGGGCTGGAGTGGCTCCGGGGGTGGCACCGGGGCCGGTGGGTGGGATGAGGGCCATGAGAGGCGCGATGACCTGGTCGGCGTTTTTGATGCCGTTGGCCTTGAGGATCTGGCGGAAGAGCGGGGCGAGGCGGGCCTGCACCTCGACGTTCGGCTGGGCGTAGTAGTTGGTGGCGGCGTTGGCGGCCTGGCTGTTCTGTTGGAGTTCCTGCTCCCCTCGGTATTTGGTGAGCTGGAGGTCCACGTCGAGGGTGAGGTTCTTCACCTCGTTGGGCTTGATGGTGGAGAGGGAGCCGAGGTTGCCATCGAAGAAGCGGAAGGTTTTGGTGCTCTGCAAATTGGCGGCGGCGAGGAGCATGAGCGACTTCAAAATGTCGCGGATGCCGGCGCGGAGGTCGGATACCATTTTGTCGGTGAGTTCCTGGCCAGACTTCTCCATGTTGCGGACGCCGGTGGCGAGCTTGGTGGTGTCGAGGCCGAGGGCTTGGCCGTCGTTGACGTTGCTGACACCACTCATGTTCATGGCGATTTGCATGAGGAACTCGATCATCTCACGGAGCGGCTGGCCTTTGGTGTCGTAAATGTCCACCTGCTGCACGGTTTCGGCGAGGGTTTTGCCGGGCTTGAGGTGGAGCGTTTCGCCGCCGTTGAGTTCGAGGTCGGGGTCGGCTTCGCCCTCGGTGGTGTTCTCTGGCTGCCAGGCGATGATTTTGCCGCTGCGGGACATGGAGAACTGCCAGCGGTTGAAGAGGAGGTCGATGGCGGTCTGGAGCGGCTCGAACAGCTCGGCGAGGCCTTGGCCGTGGGCGCGGCCGGGGATTTTGTTGATGGTGGGCAGGCGGTAGGGGCGGCGTTTGTCGGGCGTGATGTTCTCGATGTAGTCGTAGAACAGCGGCACGGTGCCGTCACGTGTCATGATGAGCAGGATGTTGCCCTGGTTGCCGGTGTTGAGGGCGTCATACCAGAGGCAGAAGCGGGACCAGTTCACCTGCGGCTCACGTTTGTCGGTGCCGAGGCTGTCGAGCGGTTCATTGAGGTCGGCTCGGCCTTTGTTCGTGGCGGCTTGTGCCTCGGGGGTGGCGACGGTGAGGAGACGGTGGGTGAGGTTGCTGACATACTCCATGACCTGGTCCGGGGCCACGTCGTCGAGGGTGAGCAGGCGGTGGACGAGGGTGATGAGCGGCTCGTCGTAGTGGTGGACGGTTGTGTCTGCGAGTTCGAGGTTTTTGCAGTTGAGCGGGTAGAGGAAATCCGAGGGCAGCAGGATTTCGGCCTGGGGTCCTTCTTCGACGATGGTCCTGCGCCAGATGATCTGCTGCTGGTAGTTCTCTGTCCCTGGGTGCGGAGTGGTGCCGTCGCGCTTGAGCACGAGCTGGCCGGTGGGCTGCATGATTGGCTGACCGGTGGCGGGGTCTGCGGCGGGCTGCTGGGTGGCTGGATCAATGACGGGGGCCTGCTGCTCGATGAATTCGTCCTCGCCCTGGATGATGTAGTCGCCATCGGTGCCGACGACGGGCTGGCCGTCCGGTCCGAGGAGGATGGCTTTTTCGGACTGGTAGTAGGAGACGCGTTTTTGATGGAACAACGACACGGGGCATTCGCCGCAGATGACGACACGCTCAATGATGCTGGCGAGGCTGCCTTTGGTGTCGTTTTCGGAGTCGAGGACGTGGCGGAGCCATTTATCGAGGCGGTCGGCGAGGTCGGCGTCCTCAATTCCCACGTCGTAGGCGGCGAAGTAGGGGTCTGAGCCGAGGTAGTAGTTGATCATGCGGGCGATGACCTGCTGGAGGATGCGCCGCGTGAGGGGGATGTGGAGATTGGAGTCCGCGAAGATGCCGCCGAGCACGGCGGAGCGATATTCGAAGCGCATCTGGTAGGACATGAGGGCCATGTGGCGGGTGTCGAGGTGCCGCCGGCGGAAGGTGCCGTCTGCGTCGAAGGCGGAGGCGTGCCAGTTCGGTGAGTCGAAGTCGCGGAGGCCGAGTTCGTCGGCGAGTTCATCGGCGCGGTTCTTCGCGTGGATGAGGAGCGCGTCCTCCTGCGCCCGGTTCATGGACTTCGACAAGGGCGAGGGGATGAGCACGCGGGGCTTGTCTGGGTCTGGCTCCAGGAGCGGGGGTAGCTTGGAGGCGAGGGCCTGGGCCTGTGGCAGAGCGGAATCCATGCGGGGCATGGTGGGTGGCAGAATGGCGGAATGGCAAGAGGGTTTTGTTGCGTCAGTGGGAGAAATGCGGTATGGTGTGGGACCATGAAACGCCCCCTTCGTGAGTTTGACCGGATGCCTGACCGGATGCCTGACCGGATGCCTGACCGGATGCCTGACCGGATGCCTGACCGGAGGTGTGGGGATTTGTGGAACATCCAAAGATCACGCGACCTCTGGGGCGCGTGGCCAGTGACAACTTTCAAGCACCTCAAAATATGATCAAAGAAAATCAACTTCCTGAGTCCGACAGCCGAGCCCCAGATGGTCGCATTTATCCGCTTGTTCTGGAATCGAAGCCACCAAGCGTTGAAGAACCCTGTGAAGATGGGTTGGATGAGACGGCTTATTCTCGGTTGCGCCGAACGCTATGCAACGTCCTTCTTGCTCTAGGAAATGGTGCTGCGTGTTCGCAAGATGCGTCTATCGAGTTCATGGAGATGATCCCCGCCGAAGTGGAAGCGGTGCGCAAAAAGTGGGAACGGAACCATAGCCGGGAGTTGGCGCATGCCCGCAAAGCGGAAGCCGCCCTCGCTGATGCCGCGCAACTGCTGGCGGAAATCATGCGCGACGAGGTGAACCACCAGGACGAGGCCGAGAAGTGGCTGAGAGCTTACGCTCCGCAGCATCTTTTTCCCGAGAACGACAAGGCTGAGGCACTGAGCCTTAGCGAAGCTGATCCTCTAGCCGCTGGTTAGCTGGCTGGTTTTGAGCTTTAAAAACGCGACAGCGCAAAGGTGATGAAAATAAATCAAATCTCCATTTGCTATCCCAAGCGCTTGGGTTATTTATACAGGGTCAGACCAAACCGCAACTCACCCAAATATATGAAAACACCACGCTACAAAGTCGAATACAACGTCTCTACCGGAGACATCCACGAAGTCGCTCAATTCACGAACAAGGCTAAAGCCATCGCTGAGGCCAAGTGGAGGTTCAAAACCGAAAATAACGACGCTGGCACCGAATGGCGCGTCTATGACGAAGAGGCTGGCAAACTCATCTACCGCAGCGAAAAAGCATGAACAATGCCGCCCAACAACTCGGACGCCTCGGAGGCCGCAAAACCTCCGAGGCAAAAGCCGCCGCAGCAAAAGCAAACGGTGCAAAGGGTGGACGGCCTCGGAAGACACCGAATGCCGAGACGCCTTCTGAGCCAGCTAACGACTAAGTGCTGGCACCACCATGAGCGCAAACGACTTACTTTTCACGCTGGACTCCGCCGCTCATGGTGGTTGTCCAGCCACGTCTTGGACTGTGTTGAATTTGTATGCGGGCCTGGGCGGGAATCGGAAGCACTGGAACGCCAAGGTGACAGCCGTTGAACGCCAACCGGACATTGCGGCGGCCTATGCTGCGCGTTCTGCTCCTTGCGGAGTCTTGCGGCCTTTCGAGCTTCTTGCAGCGCGGCTTGTTGCTCTGGCGTGATCTTGCGGCGGCTTGCTTTGCCGCCTTTGCTGCCGATCTCAGCGAGGTATTTCTTGAGGTCTTTTTTCATGCCTTCGAGAGATCGACGCCAGTTTTCCAGTTAGCCACGAATATGCGCAGCAGGATAGCCATCGGGAAGGATGCGCCTCGCTTTTCGAGGTATGCCATGAGCGACGGAACGCAGTCAGAAGGCACGCGGACTACTGATTCGAGCACTCCATTGACGGAGATTTCCGCCACCGATTCAGAGGCTTGCATTGTAGTCTGCCTCCTGGATGAGATTGTTGATGCGTGATGCCTCCGACCAGTCAGTTGACCGAGGGCAGGCGCGAAGGATGCGGGCGGCCTGAGTGTATAGGCGGCGGGCCTGCTCAGGGGTTGAGTCGCACCGATCAGCGGTGGACATAAGGGCTTTGGCGTCGGCGATGTATTCAGCGTTCATGTGTGTCATGTTATCATAAGCCGCTTATGACGCAAGCGGTATTTTGAAGGTTCTCACCAACGGAGCAGAACAATGAGATGCAGTCCAACGGGGCTAAGGCCCCGTGGCTGATCTCAAGCGACTCACATCCTGGATGCCGGTGGTGGAGTTGCCGAGGATTCCTCGGCAGGTGGATGCGGCACTGCTGCGCGACTCACATCCTGGATGCCGGGGTAATGTGCGTGACGTGCAGAGCCTGCTGGGGCATGCGAGATTGGAGACGACGATGATTTACGTGTATGGGGACGGAGAGCGGGTGAGGAGTCCGCTGGACACGCTGGCGGACTTGCCTGTGAATGTGGTGCCGTTTCAGCAGGCGGCTTGAGAGGTGGACAACAGGGCGGAGTGATGCCTATGAGCAGGGATTGTGGCGAAGAAAACGAGCCAGAAGCCCCCAGCCAACCCCCGCACCGAGCCTGTGCCTATGAGCACAGTGGCGGTGCCGTCGTCTCTCGGTAAGGGGGAAGTGAGGCTTTACGATTTGAGAAAAAGCAGCCTGCCGGAGGTGGCTGTGCCGCCTCCCGAGGCGGAACTGGCAGACTGGGCGTTTTGGCTGGTTCATTTCCCGTCCCGCCGTTGTGCGCCGGTGAAGGGAGATCGCGGCGAAGCGCTGGCGGTGATGAAAAAGCTGGGGCGCGGGCAGGATGTGGCGGGTGTTTTGCCTGTGAAACCCGCCAAAGAGTCGCGTGCGCGGGCGTGTGTGTGTGTGCAGGATGGGGAGCAGCAGGAGCCAAAGCCGCCGGCGAACCGGATGGCTTACACGCCGGTGCCGGAGGGTGCGGACTTTGACCAGGCGATGGCGCATGTGTTTCCGGTGGCGAGGCTGACGCAGCATTTTGAGCGCCTCCTCATGGCGGAGGAGGAGATTTACGACAAGGAGGGGAACTGCACCGGCTCCAAGCCGGCGTTCACGACGCAATTCCAGACGCTCAAGGCGCTGACTGAATGGCACCAAGGGAGGCCACGGGAGAGGGAAAAGAAAAAGGAGGCGAGGCCGGTGCTGGGCATCCAGGAGCTGCGGCAGAAGCTGCTCATCTCCCCGGAATACCGGCAGGCCATGCTGGAGATGATCCGCGACTGCGAGGCACAGGCGGCGGCGATGGCAGGCGGCGGCACCAAACCCCCGGTGGGAGGCTGAACCCATGGCCTACTACGCACACGACAACCTGACCAGCACGGGCACGATGAAGGCCGTGCATGCGGTGGAGATGCAGGGCATGCGGGAGGAGACGCATGAGGACATTGACCAGCTCGTGGTGCGGTCCCGGCCTGGGGCGTGGTTTGAAACGGAGGGGCACATCATCGACAAGGCCGCTGTGGAGCGTGGAGCGCGGAGCGAGGACGGTGTGGCGCTGCATGCGAACTGGCTGCAAAAGCGGCTGTTTGAGATCGCCCAGTGGTGCCTGGACAACAATGAGCCGTGCAGGCTCCTGGTTTACAAACCTCGGCAGAAAGGGTGCAGCACGGGCACGATGGCGCTGGCTTACTGGTGGAGTCGGCGTCAGCGGTCGAACTGCTTGCTCATGGGTGGGCAGTATTCGCAGGTGGAAAACCTGTGGGGCATTTTCAGCCATTACGCGAGCAAGGACCGCTTCGAGTGGGGGAACTCCATCGAGAAGCTGAACACGGATTCAGCGACTTTTTCCAACGGCAGCGAGTGGCAGTGGGAGACGGCGCGAGATCCCGAGGCGGGGCGCTCTGGGACGTATCAGGTGGCGGTGCTTACGGAAGTGGCACGCTGGGCCGAGCAGGGCGTGGCAAATGCTTCCAAGGTGCTCAACGGGGTGCAGAACTGTGTGCCAAAGATCCCGGGAACGCTGGTGATCATGGAGACGACCGTCAAAGGCGGCTTCGGCGAGTTTTACCACAAGTGGGTGGGCGACAAGGATAAGAATGTGCCGGGTGCGGTGAGCTTCGAGGACTTCAAGCGGGGTAAGCGCGGGAACGGATGGATCAAGGTTTTTGCTCCGTGGTTCGTGTTTGAGGACAGCCGGATTGCATGCCGCGATGAGCAGGAGGCTGCGGACATCATGGCAGGCATCGGCGCGATCTCCGAAGAAGAGAAGAGCGCGGAGCAGGAGATGATCCGGCGGTTCCGTCTGGGGCCGGAGCAGATCAAATACTGGCGCGATGTGCTGATCAATGAGTGCCAGCGCGATCCTGACAACCGGGACCGGGAGTATCCGCCGACGCCGGAGGCTGGGTTTAAGAGCACGCTGCCGGGTCGATTTAACCGGATTGGGCTGCGGAAGCTGCGCGAGGGTGCGGAGCAGCAGCGGGACGCCATGCGGCGCATCATCCTGGAGAATCCGAGCGGCGACCGGAAAAACTACGTCCCACGCATCGTGCGCGAGGACAGCGAGGCGAGCTACTACATCTGGGAGCCGCCGAAGGTGGGGTATCGCTACCTACTGGCAGCCGACTTGGCGGCCGGTGAGGAAGTCACCGAGGGCGGGGACCGGGACTGCCAGACCGTGCTGGTGATCCGGCAGGGATTCATGAGTGCGCAGCGCGGCTGCTGGATGCCGCCCAAGGTGGTGGCGACAATCAAGCCGAACTGCCGCGTGGACCAACTCGTGCTGGCGGACATGGCGTGGCGTCTTGCCCGCTACTATGGCGGCTGCTTGATCGTGCCAGAGGTGAACTATGACAAAGGATTCATCCGGGCGCTGCGGGATCGCGGAGCGCACCTTTACGAGCGCGAGAGGGCGGCGACGGACAAGGAAGACCAGAAGCCCACCAAGAAGTTTGGATTCCTCACACGCGGCACCGATGGCGAAGGCATGCGGGGCTGGTGCATTGAGCGGCTGGCGGCGGCGATTCGCGAGTGGGACGTGCAGGGCAGCGGCATCGACTGCCCGGCGGAGTTCATTCTGGCTGAACTGGAGAACTTTATCCGCACGGAATCCGGGCGCGAGGAGGCGGCCCCTGGCAAGCATGACGACTGGGTGCTGGCGCTGTGCATCGCCCTGGCGACGATTGACGGCGCGACGCTTTACCGGGCGGAGGTCACGCGGAATGCGGAGCCGGCGTATCGGGAGAAGCAGCGGCAGCGGGAGCTGGCGGCAAAGCGGGGGCAGCGGGGGATGCGGTGATTGTCGCAACAAAACCCGTTTGACAGTTGGGGTGTCTGCTGCCTCCCATCAGCGGCATGTCTGAGGTTTCAACCCATGCAGCCCCGCCCCACACCGACACGGTCCAGCCTGTCGCAGGAGCACCCACGTCCGCGCCCGTCCCTCCGACGGGTGACAACGCCACCCCCAACCCCAACGCAAAGCAACCGGCAGCGACTTTGGAGACGCAGGCTGGAGCGGGAGGGGGCGTGGACTTCACGAAGATGGATGCAAATGCGTATGAGCGCTACATCGAGAGCCTGCCGGATGACGGCGAGGTGATCGAGTCCGAAGACCTGGGGTCTGCTCCTGCTACCAATCCTGCTGCTGCCCCGCCCGAGGTTAAGCCCGGCGAGGAGCATGAAGAAGGGATTCTGGCTCCGGGTAAGCTGCCCAATCGGCTCAAGGTGCCCACCGATGACGAGCTATCCTTCCACACGGCCCGGTTTTTCAAAGAATCGCGGCAGGGCGGCGGGAAGATGACCTTTGGCGAGGCTGAAACGCTGGCAAAACAGATGCTCGGCATTGCTGACGCGGCCCCGGCTGCGTCAGGTGATGTTGCTGCAAATGTGCAGCCTGAGCCTGTGGTGGTTGAACCCACCGGGCGTCTGGCGGAGCTGACGCAGCAACTCGAAGCGGCCACGGCCAATTTTGAGCAGGCGGCCGAAGGTTTTGATGCCAAAGGCCAAGCAGCGGCGCTGCGCGAGGTGAACCGGCTGAACCGGGAGATTTCAAAAGCGATGGCGGACTCCCAACGCGAGGAGGCCGATGCGGTGACGCAGCAGGCTGCCGCGCAGGAGACTTTCATGCAGCAGTGGCAGGCCACGGAAGCGCAGGTGCATGGGATGTATGCCCATGCAAATGCCGCCGACCCGGCCAGCCCGCTGCACCAACGCGCCGCCGAGATCCAGGCCAGCTACCGCGACAGCCAAGACCCGGCCATGCAGGCGATCTACAACAGCCCAAACTCGGTGCTGCTGTATTTCACCCAGGCCGCCGGCGAACTCGCCATCCAACCGTCTGCGGCTCCTGCCGCGCCGGTTTCTCCATCTTCGACCAAGTCCACGCCTCCCCCCGTTTCACGACACGTCCCCGTAGGAGCTGCCCTCCTCGCCACTCAGCAGAGTGGCAACCCGGCAGCCTTTCAGGGTAGGACGAATTACCAGCCGCAATCGCTCCACGAACTCGAACAGCTCGTGGAACGCATGGCAGCAGCGTAACGGACCTCACTTTGAAGGGGTGCCATATCCCACAACAATCATATGGCTTACTCAGAATCCGGCCCGAACACGGGCGACTCACTTTCTGCTCAAATGGACCCGAAGGTCCTTTGGGCAGCGGGCATTGACCTCGCTGAAGCGGAAGAAGATCCACTCATGCAAATGGAAGGTGGCGCAGACGCCATCATCACCACCAAAACCGAAACCAGCGCTGGCGCTGGCACCACCATCAAGTTCCAAGTCACCTCCGATTACGGTGACGAGGGTAAACAGGGAGATGAAATTTTCGAGGACGAAGACGACTTCGAAGAGGAAATCTTCAACGATTTCGAACTGACCGTGGACTGGGTGCGTCATGCGACGCGCTTCACGAAGCGCTCCGGCGAGATCATGGGCCTGCTGGGCGAACTCAAGCGCAAGATCCCGATCAAGCTCGGGCGCTGGCTGGGCAAATACAAGTGCCACAGCATGCTTATGACCATGCTGCACAAGACCAACGCGGCCAATCACTTCTACACGGCCAGCAGCCAGGACAGCATCAGCGCCGGCGACGGCCTGACCTATGACGAGATCGTCAAGGGTGGTGCGATTCTGAAACCCCTCGGCGGCCAGCCGGCGGTGATCGGTCGTGAAGGTAAAAATTCCATCTGGGGTGCTGTCGTTCTCGCGACGGATAACGCCACCTATGGCCTCAAGCTCGATCCGATCTACCGCCAGAACCTCCAGACGGGTTTTGTGCAAGGTCGGGATAACCTGCTCTGGAAGGGTGGCGTCGCCAATGTGGATGGCCACCTCATCAAGGAATACGTTCCTCTTCGTGGCGACATTGAAGGCGCGGTGGGTTCTCCCCTGAATCCGCAGGCGCTGCTCGGAGTCGCCGTCGCTGGTGGCACCACCGCCCTGCAAATCAAAGGCGGCGGCAACGCCACCTCGGCAGCCAAGACCAAGAAGAAGTATTTCAAATACTTCCCCAAATACGCCTTCCGCTGGCGTCCAGGTCAGGGCACCCGCACGGCAGACACACTGTCTGCCACGTCCGAAATCTGCTGGGACCTCACGGCCCTGGGCGAGGACGGTGCAACGGCGAACGTGTTCTACGTCCGCATCACCAATCCGCCGAACGCGGCCACGGACCCTGGCAAGTGGTGCATCTACGAAATCACGACCAACGATGGCAACATCATGACGACCTCCGCTCGTCTGGGTGCCACCGACTCCGGTCAGCGCTACCAGACGGTCGGCGCGGTGACGTGGGATGCCAACAAGCACACCGTGACGCATGGTGAAGGCTCGCTGGTGACGCTGTGCAACGCGGCTGGGGTTTCCCTCGGTGCCACGCTCTTCCTCTACCGCCAGGCGGCGTATCGGGGCTACGGCTCGGTGCGCAACCAGCGCCAGGAAGACAGCAAGAACGGCAACTTCGTCCAGGAGCGCTACATCGAGAGCGTCTTCGGCCAGTGCCTCCGCGAGGACACTCGCGGCAACAAGCCGGCCATCGCGGTGATCAAACACGCGATCTTCTATCCGGGCATCATTGATGCTTAACCCCTCGGCAAGGTGGGGAGCCTTCGGGTTGCCCACCTTGCCTCCTTTTTTTCTTCCTCCTCCCTCTTTCCCCAGCCCCTTTTCTTATGAAGCAAGTCCTTGGCCTCATTCACTTTCCCCCGTCATTGTCGCGCAGTGTGGCGCGTGTGCGGGACTTCCGGCGCTGCCCGGAGCATGACAACGTGCTGGCTTATGAAGGCCGGGCTTTGTCCGTCGATGAATTCAATCGTGTGGCTCCGAAACTGATCGGGGAAGGTAAGGGCCTGTATGGCGTGCAGCCCATCGCCAAGCTCGTCGAGGTCGAGGTGGCGGACTCTCCGCCAGTCGAAGCGCCGGCGGCAAAACCTGTGCGTGTCGCCAAACCTGCGCCGGTCATTGACCTGCCTAAAGTCACCTTGGAGCCGTCTGGCGACGGCTTTGTGCTGGTGAATTACGAAGGCGACGAGGCCCGTTACATGGGCGCGTCGCAAGCCTGGGAGTCTGATGTCTCCCTGGTCATTCCTTTTGCCTCTGAGGACGAAGCCCGTGCGGCTTGTCCTGGGGTGCTCGTTGACAAAGCTCCGGCTATCGACGAGCCAAACGAATCTCTGGCTGAGGACTCGGGGGCGAGTCCAATGTTGGTTGAGGAAAGCGCCCCGGCTCCACAGGAGCCGGTGGCGTCACCCTCCCCGCCTGCGGTCGATCCGGCGAACATCCGCAACACAGTGATGAAGGCCCAGGCTGAAAAGCGGGCTGCCAAAGCCGCCCGGAATGCCCCGGCTCCCAAAAAAGTCACGCCGCCCCCTGCGGCCAAGTAACCCCTGCCATGCTCCTGCTGCACGTCGTTATGACCATCGCGCAACTCTTCACGCAAATGTCGCAGAACCTCTCGAAGGTTCCGTCGGCCATGGATGCGTTGCAGCAGGCGGCCTTGGTGCGGGCGGCGAACGCTGGCTTGGCGGAGTTTGTGGATCTGCTGCCGGACCTGCGCAAGACCGAGGCCAAGACGGAGCGGCTGGGGGCTGCGGAGTCCAAGACCATCACCGCGACGGCGGCGAGTAAAGCCTTCACTCTTACCTGGGCCGAGCAGGCGAACTTCCTCGGTCGCACGGTCGTGGTGGGGAATGACAGCAGCCGCTACAACCGGCTGCATGCCCTAAACACGCTGCTGTTTGCCCACGAGGGTGCCACGGGGAGCACGACGCTGGAAGTGCGGGCAGATGCTGTGCTCCTGGGGAGTCTGGAGGATGCCGTGGACGGCGAGGTGACGCTGGTCTGGGAGACGGGAGCCAAGGAATTGCTGCATGGCCGTCCTGAGCACCAGCGGCCCGAGGATGTGCTGGCTCTGGAAGTCGGCGAGCCGGAGCGCTGGTGGATCGAACCTTTGAACGGCATCACGGGCGGGGCCACGCCGCTCTACCTGCTGCGCCTGTGGCCGCAGCCGGACGCGGTGTATTCCCTGCTCTACACACGGCGTCTGTGGCCGTCTGCGCTGACGACCGCCCTGCTTGCCAGCACGACTGAACTGCCCGTCCTGCCCCGCGAGGAGCAGGCGCTCGTGGCGATGTGTGAGCGTGGGATGATCGGCACGGCGCTATGGATCGGCTCGGCTGACCAGACGATTGCGCTCCAGAATTACCAGCACGGTGTCGGCCAACTGGCGACCCGCAGCACCAACCGAGGCCACAGCCAGCGGGCGAAAATTTACACCAAACGAGGATACTGACATGCTGACCATCTCCCACGTCCCCGCCCAGAACCGCAGCGGCAGCATCGATGCCGGTGGCACGGCACAGGATGTTTACACCGCCACTGAGCAGCCCAAGTATGGGTTCGAGTTTTTCAACACTTCCGACACGGTGATGTATCTGGATTGGGACACCGCCGCGACGGCCGCCAACGGTGTGCCAGTGCCTGCGGGCGGCAGTTATTACATGCCGGGTCCTGGTGGCGTGGTGCCTCATGGAAGAATGAGCGTGCTGTGCGCCACGACCGGGAAAACCTTCACCTGCAAAACTTTCTAACGCCATGCCTGCGGGATCTACACCTTCGACGTTCGGAACTCTTACCGGCGCTCCCAGCGACAACGCGGCGCTGGCAGCAGCACTGGCTGGTGCCGGAGGATTCATAGACACCGACGTTGCTTACCTGGACTCCACAGGCAACGACACCACAGGCGACGGCTCCCCTGGAAACCCTTGGTTGACCGCTCAAAAGGCGGTGGATGAGGGCTTTACCATAATTCGCGGCGGCGTCGGAAATTTTGGAAATATTTCCAGCTCCTCGGCGCTTAACATCACACTCATTGGCCTTGGCCGATACAATACTGTTTTTGGCACCATCTCCGCCCCATCTGGCAGCGTCACGGGCAACGGAATGGACATGCTGACAGTCGGGGCCATTACCTTCACGGCCACACCAAACGGCACCACGGGGGCGACTGGAGAAGAGGGTGGTGGACCCGGTGGAGATGGACAGTCAGCAGCCAATGCAACCTCATCTCAATGCAGTCACCTTACAAGCTCTGGAGACATTACTCTGGTTGGCGCTGTTGGTGGTGCAGGTGGGACTGGTGGCGGTGGAACAATCGGCGGCGTAGGTGGCAATGGTTCGGGTGGCGGTGATGGAGCCACTTTAAGCCTAACCAACTGCCGCTATCAAAGCGCCATCAGCGCAAGCGGGAATGGCGGCGCAGGTGGGACAGGTGGCGATGGTAGCGACGGCAATGGAGGAAATGGAGGAAATGGCGGCCAAGGTGGTTCAGGGGGCGCACTGGAGATCGTTGGATGCATTGAATTAGTCGGCCATAGCACTCCCGCTGGCGATGGCGGTGGCGCTGGCACTGGCGGCGGTGGAAGTGTTGGCAATGGATCCGAAGGGGGTGCCGGTGGCGCTGGCACCAATGGAACCACGCTGATCACTCACTTTTCCAGCGTCGTCGCTGGAACAGTCACGACTGACACAGTGGTTGCCAGCATGGTTGATGGAAACTTCGTCGCGAGTGCATAAAATTAACAACACTATGAGCCACGAAGAATCCTCCGCCATTGAAGCCCTTCGTCAAACCATTCGCTGGTTGATCGGCGGTGTTCTCGGATTGCTCGCTGGCGCTCTACCCTGGGCGGAGTGCCATGAATACGACCGCGACACGCCGGCCAGTTTCCCGGCAGCGTGGCTGGCCCAGAACGGACTGGAACCCTACACCCCTGTCATCGCACCATGAGTGAATCCATTCTCCGCAACCTGAAGGCATTTGGCCTGACACCGTGGCAGCTCGTGCTAGGAGCGGCGATAGCCTACGGGTGGGTGAACTCGTTGATGCCGATGCCGGCGGCAATGCAAACGATGAACACCGAGGTGCGGGCGCTCAACAAGACGGTGCAGGAGCTGGGGACCAAGGTGGAGATTCATTCCGTGCTCATCGCCCAAATTTCCGACCTCAAAACAGAAGTCTCCGGCATGCGGCGGGAGCTTTCGACCATCGAGGGGCGGCTGGCGCATTCCGCGAACTACCGGACCAAGGGAAGCGAACCTTAGACTGTGTGACCATGTGGCCCTTCACCTCCAAGCCCAAACCAACCCGCCGCCGTCTGAACGGTGCCACGGTGCATTCGCTGGTGGCGCGGGCGCTGGAGGGCAAGACGCTGCCGAACTTTCGTCTGTTCATGCAGAAAAGCCTGCTGGCCTGCCCACCGAAGGTGATGCTGCGCAAGGCGGCGGATCAAGCCCTCAAACCCTGGCGAGCGAACGTGTGGGAGTGCGAAGACCAAGCCCGTGCGCTGGTGCATCAATGCCAACTCATCGCCGCCAGTGAAGGCTGCTCTTGGGCCGTGGGCACGCTCCGCGCCAGTGCGCCGGAGGGCAGCACGGGCACGCTGCACGTTTTCGTGTGGGCCATTCTCGACCTACCGGAAGGGCTGCAATTCACACTTTTCGACCCGACCGCTGACGATTGGGCCGATGTGCCGGACCTGACCGGCGTGGACTATGCCATCACCTGACAAAGCTGATTGACACTCCCCTGCCCTCCCACCCTTTTTTTCAAAGCACCCCAACACCACCCCTATGAAACTGACCTCCCTCCTCCTCGCCACGGCTCTGCTGTGGCTTTCCCATGTGCCTGCCTCCGGGCAGAGCGTCTCCAACATCACCCAGACGCGCCAGGGTATCTCCTATGCAGCCTCGTCCAAGACGGTCACGGCGGCCTACACGGCCACCCGTGAAGATCACACGATTCTGGCAAACGCCGCCTCGGCGGCTTTCACGGTTTCACTGCCGCCGGTGAGCACGAAGGCTTACCCTTACCTGGTGATCAAGAAGATCGACAGCACCGTCAATGCCGTCACGGTCGATGCCTACGGCAGCCAGACGGTTGATGGGCAAACGAGCCTGACGCTGGCGGTGCAGTATGCGGGCGTTGTCCTGCATGCGGACGGCACCGAGTGGCGAGTGATCGCCACTATGCCGGTGATCGAACTCACGGAGAACACCACGGCCACCAATGCCATCACAGCGGCGGAAAGTGGCAAAACCTTCCTGCTCAATTCAGCCACCGAATTTGTGAGCACGCTCCCGGCACCAGCGGCGGGTCTGCGCTACACTTTCATCGTGGCGGCGGCTCCTTCGGGGGCCAGCTACACTGTCGTCACCACCAGCTCGGCCAATGTCATCAAAGGCATGCAGGTGTGCGCGGCGGATGCCGCCGGCGATACCGGCACGGCGGATGACACCATCACCTTTGCCGATGGGCAGGCGGTGGCTGGGGACATGGTCACGGTCTGGTCCGATGGCACGTCCTGGTTTGCTGTGGCGCATTCCCGTGTGGCCGCCGGCATCACCTTCACGCAGGCCAGCTAATCTTTGCCGCCCTATGCGCACGATCACGGCTGACGACCAACCGGATGCTCGTCCTCTTCGGGACGCGGGCTTCCTGTGGGGCAAGCCGTGGTATCGGGTGCAGTCGGAGTGGGAGCTGGAATACAATGGTATTTTAATCCTGGCGCGGAAGAACTACGGCTTCGACGCGGCCAGCGTGCCCCGGCTCTGCTGGGGACTCATGGGCTACACGCCGGACGGTCTCCACCGGGCGGCGGCGCTCGCCCATGACATCGGCTGCGAGCGAGAAGGCATGCTCATCGCTGGGGAGGCCATCGGGCGGCCGGAGTATGAGGCGGTTCTGCTGGGGGATACCAGTGTGCGCATCACGCAGAGCCATTTTGCCGGTCAGATGGAGTCTGTTGAGGTGCATCAGATGTTCCGGGACATTCTCGACGCCACGGAGGGGAGCCGTCCGCGCAAAAATAAACTTTTCCATGGCGCGGTTCGCACCTTCGGGCCGCGCTGGAACACGCTGCAATGAGTAAAAACTTCGATTGGGTGGATCTGCCAAACCCGACTTTGCGCGGGTTCGCGATTGTGGCGAAAGAATCCGACCGGGATGTGGACATCCCGGACTTTCTCGCGACGCCCACGACGTTTGCGGACTGCCCGGCCTGGATCACTCATGGCTGCGGCGTCATCAGTCCGCTGGACGAGTATTTGCTCATTCAAGCCCAAAAAGCCGGGGAATTGCAGCGGCGGTTTATTTTTGCGCCGCCTCTCACCAATGAGCAGGCGCAGACTCCGTACCGAACTTATCGCGAACTGGAGCCGAGCATGTTCTGGCCGAAGGTATTGCTTCGGATTGAAACGTACAACCGCTTGTCGGATGGTACACAAGTTGCACGGCCACGCTACAAAGAGGCGTATCAGGGGCCGACACTCATGCTGATCGAGGAGTTTTATTCGCCAACGCCGTTCACCATTCCCTCCTACGAGCCGATGATTGACCGTGGCCTCAACGATGAAATTGGGGTTAGTGTTGCAAGTGGCTTTCAGCTCTACTGGCATTCAGTCGGCAACCTGAATTTGGATGCCTGTCTTCATGGAGCGATAAATCTCGTGGTGCCTTTGGACCCGCCAATTAGTATCTATAATGGAGGCATCGAATTTGTTTACAGCTTCGCCTACCTGTCAGACGACGCGACCAATTACACGGACTGGCCCGAAGAATTGGTCGTAGATGACCGGCAGCGCGAAGTCCTGGGCGGGTGGAGTCGTCGCCGTGTGACGGCGCTGCGTCCGATCATCACCCGCGTGACGGCACCCACAAGTGGCTCACTGTCCTACACACTGGCAACCCTGGGGGGCACCGTGGCGACTGACACCAATGGCAGCATCGCGGCTCGTGGCGTGGTTTTTGCGCGGACAGCGCAGGACGATAACCCAGAAGTGGGCAACACGTTGGCGTCAGTGGCCGTCGCCATAACTGTCACTGTCAACCCATTGCAGCAGTTTGCGGGAACCGTCACAGGGTTCAACTTGGTGGTAAGCAGCACCACGGGCATGTTTGCCGGGCAGACTGTCACCAGCCCTGGTTACACCGGCACTGTTTCGTCTGTCACGAACGGCACCACTGTGGTACTCACTGGTTCGCCTATCGCTGGCGTGGGCACATTCACCTTTGGCACGACGGGCGCTGTGTTTGTCACGGGTGTCACCAACACCACTGGCTCGGCCACACTTGCCCTTGCGACTGCTCAGCCAGGGCTGTTCGTTGGACAGCCAATAGCTGAGGTGGGCATTCCCCGTGGCACCACGATCACCGCCATTTCCGCCGACGGTTTGACGGTCACAATGTCAGCCGTGTCAGAATCGGCGGTTACTGCGTTCACCGCAGGCACCACGGGCACCACAGGTATGTTTACCGTCGCGGTTACAGGCTTGAGGCCAAGCACAGCGTACAGCTTCAAGCCTTGGGCGCTGACAAGTCAAGGTGTGCGGGCCTATGGGCTATTGAGCACTTTTACGACAACCGCGTTGGTCACAGCTCCGACGAGCACTGACCTGACCAGCAGCGGAGCTACGCTTGGCGGCTTCCTAGCTTCTGGCAGCGGTCTCACAGTGACTGAACGAGGCGTGTCCTATGCACTGACCGCCAACAACGCTGACCCCGAAGTCGGTGGCTTGCATGTCACCACGCCGTCTGCCATCACAGGCGGCACCACCGGTGCGTTTAGCCAGGCGGTCACAGGCCTGACATCTATCAGTGCTTACAGCTTCAAGCCGTGGGCGCTCACCACCGAGCATGGGCGGATTTACGGTCCGGTTGGAACCTTCACCACCGCTGCCCCATGATGCCGGAACTACGAGCGCTTTTCAATGCGCCTCGCCGCTTGTGGGCTGGGGTAGGAACCAAAATCCGAGGCTACGCCGACAAGAAGACAATCTCTGGAGCGCAGACAACCGGAGCGCCAGCTATGTTCACGCTGAGGCGTTCAGACTCATCCGCGCCTATGCCGGACCAAGGCACGGAAGAAAACCCGGTGGAACTGCGCGCAGGGCAGGGCATGCGGCTCCATGGCTACGGCGGCATTCACACGCTGGAGCGGCTGCCAGTTCCTGTTGAAGACGAAATAGCCCTTGGTGGCCCTGCCCGGCTCGAATGGGATATTGAAACCTTTGAGGGTTACGCGTCAGTATGCTCTCTGGGGGAGAGTTATGTGTCTCCCGGCTCATGGGTGCTGTCGTCGGAACTCGTGGTTGTCACCACGCTCGCTGGAGGTTGGACAGATACCTTTAGTGCCAGCGGAGTGATCACCGGCTATGGTCCGGGCGAGTCACCAGACGCCTGCGCAGACCCCATCTTTGCCACCACCAAAGATGATGGTGTGGATTATGGAGATGGTGTATCTTCTTCATACTCTGAAGACACCTTGCTATTTACCGACTTGATTCCTGTGGCAATTGGAGCCGTAGCCCCATGGGCATCAAGTAACTCTGCGCACGAGTGGACGCCTGAATTCTGGCGTGCAGTCAGCGAGGGGGTGCCACCTTGGCCGTTCAGCGTTCTCTTGGGATTTGTTGATGGGGGGGTGGACTCTTCTGGTGCCATCGCTCGCAACGTGCGTTTTCGCCTCCGCAACCGTGGCAGCGTCTCTTTGCGCGTGGACTGCGGCTTCTACGGTTCTGGCCTTTCAGGAGGGGCGGCTGACATCCCCGCCGTGCTCGACCTTGCCCCTGGGGCCAACAGCGCGTGGCAGGAGGTGCCATCCATTGACCCTGACCCCGATAAATCCCGCTACGCGGCGATCAGCCGGGTGAGGATTGGGCGATGGAGGATGATACCTTAGGCGACGGTGTCCGATATGGCGCGTTTTAGCACGGCTGCCAGCTTGGAGGCGCTGCGGTGCGTGTAACGTTCGTTCTGCCGGGCGCTGGAGTGCCCGGTGATGTCTTTGCGCACCTCATAAGGCACGTCGGCTTCATCGAGCAGGGTGTTGGTCGTGTGGCGGAAGCTGTGGAAGGTTTTATTCGTGAATCCGCGCCCTTTGGAGTTGGGGTCTTTTTCCCGGCGCTCCCGTGCGACGCCAGCGTCGCCGAGAATGTCGCTGAATTGCTCGCTGAGGCCGCCGTTTCCTCCGGTGGGTGTTCCGGCCAGGCTGGGAGCCAAAGGCACGCCAGGGCGAAGCTGGAGCGTGAGCAGGTGGCTTTCCAACGGCTCCACGATGGGGACGTGGACGAGTTTCCCGGTTTTACCCTGCGTGTTGTGCCACACGCGGGGTTCTTTTTTGGTCGGTGGGGTGAAATCCTCCGGCTTGGCATCGGCGCAGTCCTGGAAGCGCTGGCCGGTGCAGATGCCGAGGAGGCACACAGTCAGCCAGTCGGTCTGCTGCGTTTTCCGCAGGTGCGCGAGGATCTTGGCGAGATCGTCGGCATTGAACGGCTCCCGGATGTCGGCCGTGCCATACTGGCGTAGCACCAGCTCAGCCGGATTGCGTGGGCAGAATCCCTCGGCGCGAGCGCGGTCAAAGATGGCTTGGAGCGTCTTCACGGCGTTGTTGGCAGTGGCCGGCTTCCGGCCTTCGTCGATCATGTCGAAATACCATTCCTGGAGCGTGTCGCCGTCCATGAGGTTCAGCGGACGGGTTTTGTCGTCCCCCAGCCAGCGGGTGAGCAGCCGCACATGGCCGGCGTAGGATTCCAGTGAGCGGGGCGCGATGCGCGACTTTTGCAACGCCAGCCATTCCTGGGAGTATTCATCCCAATTCCGGGTTTCCAGCACGGGCCGGTGTCCGGCGATTTTGAGGATGTCGTTCACTACCTCCAACACGTCTTCCCGCGTGAGGCGCACGGTGCTGCGGTCTGGCGCGACTCGAAACGCCGCGTTCTGGAATTCATCGGCGACCTTCTGCGCCGTTTTCGCCTCGCTGCACTTCGTTGATTTCATGACCCTGCGCCAGCGGCCTTGGCTGGCGTCGTAAACCCAGAATTGAGCCTGCCAGAACTGGCTGTTGGGGTGGTGGCGAATGGAGGCGGTGTAGCTCATCGGGCGGGGGCGGGATGGACGATGTTCAACGCAAACTTCAACGGTGGTTCCGCTGTTTCTTCAACAGAAAGCAAACAAGCGAATCGCGCAACTTAAAAAGCAAAACGGGCACTTTCCCTGCGTAGAGAGTGTTTTGTGGAGGTGTTGGTGATGGTCTTTAAAGAGGTTCTATCGTGTCGGCGGTTCGATCCCGTCCCGGGCCACCTCAAGGCTGGAAGCCTTGATTTTCCTTGAATGCAGCGCCCTCGCTGCTTTTTTTGTGGGTGGCATTCAACGCAAAGTTCAACAGTTTAAGCTCATGTTGCGCGTTTCGCTCAAATGGCTAATTTGCTCCCGTGCCAATTGCTGACCCAGATGCCCGACGAGATTACATGCGCGAGTACCATGCTGAGTATCGGCTGGGCCTGCGGCGGACGGAGGCTCTGGCGGTCGTCGATGCGCGGATGGATGAGCGGCGGGCGGAGCGTGAGGCTTATCTGCGGGACTGGGCTGCGGTGAATCGAGCACGGCGGGCGGCGGCGCGGCGAGAGCAGCGGCGGGCGGCACGGCACGCGGCCTTGGCTGGGGCGCTGGGCAAAGTGAACTTTTCATGACTATGAGCACGACACAAATCACGACATTGGAGGTGGAGATCGAAGGAATCTCGAAGGCAGAGCGGGAGATGCTGGCCGACATTTTGAACGACGCGAGGCTGTCGGCTGAGCGGTTGGCGAAGGCGGCGGCGAAGTGGGTGTCGCTGGCGGTGGAGTCTCGCGAGAAGATCGCGGCCCAAAGTAACCCTTCGCTGCGGGATTTTTGGGCGCGGTTGACGAAGGTGGGCGAGGGCCTGCTGCATCCGCAGCTTGTGATGATCGGAGGCCGGGCGGCGACGTGTTTGGGAAAACTGCCGCTGGAAGATCAGGAACGGTATCTGCGGGAGAGGCTGCCGGTGGTGGTGCGGCGTGGTCGCGGCTTTGATGTGCGGCTCGTGGACGTGGCGGAGATGACCGAGGACCAGCGGCGGCAGGTGTTCAAGGTGGCGGACTCGGGCGCGGTGACGGTGCGCGATGATGAGGCGCAGAAGGCCTACTTTGCGAACCGGGCGGCGCAGATGCTGGTGGAGCAGGAGCGCCAGGACGGCATGAAGAAGGTGGAGCGCGTGGGATGGCGCGTGGAGGGCGGCAAGGTGTGGGTCAAGGAGGACAAGGTGGAGAGTGGGATCACGCGGCGAGATCTGCTGACGATGCTGCGGGATCTAGGTGAGTAGGTTCCTGGGCGTCGAGGTAGGCTTGGATGAAGACGGCAGCGTCTTGCGGGACGATGGCGTTGCCCGCGCCTCGAAGGAGCGCAGGGCGGATACTCCGGCGTCGTGCTCATTGTAGTAGTTCATGGTTTGGGGCGTTTGAGAAGAGGCAAAGAAGCGACGAGTTTGGGAGATAGGCGTGGGCGTTTGATGACTTGAATGCCTTGGATGAAGCCGCCTTCGGCTTCCCAGGTGGACCATTTGAGAATACCAAATGTTTTCATGGCTTCAGGGTCGTGCATAAACCTGGAAAGACTGCCGGACATGAGGCGGTCATGTTGGAATTGCCGCCCAAAAACCATGCGGCACATGGCGTCAAATTTGGGGCTGCTCCCGAATTGTAGATCTTTGGGATACCATTCAAAGACGTGCGTCTTGGGCCGCAGGTCGGGAGGGGTGAGGTGCGGGCCTCGGCAGCGGAAACGGCGGGGGTAGCGGATCATAGAGGGAGTTTGGCGGGTGGGGTGTCGCGGAATTGTTTCCAGAGTCGGGTGTGGTCGCGCATTTGGGTGTCGGGGATCGCGATGGCTCCGCACTGGAGGGCGAGTTCGTGCTTGCGGCGGGTGAGGTCGTAGTGCGGCACGAGCTTGTTTTGATACCAGCGTGGATCGAGGGCGAGGGCACCGAGGGCGAAGGTGTGGAGGTAGTCCTCCCAGCCGGGCAGGCAGTGGAGGTGGCTGGAGCCGTCTTTAAAGCATTTGCGCTCGGTGGGCCAGATTTGCAGGCGGTCGGTGTAGATGAGGCTCGTTGCTGGATGCTGGATGCTGGATGCTGGATCGGAGTCAGAAGCGTCGATGAGAAAGCGGGAGATGTAGTCGGCGATGGGTTGCCATTGGACCCAGTGCTTGGCCCAGGGCTGGGCGTTGACCCAGAGGAGGTAGTCATGCGGGATGGCGCGGAGGTGTTTGCCGGCGTGGGGACCGACGGGGATGAAGTCGTCCGGCATGAGGACGCGGCTGCTGTTGCGGCGGGCGTAGTGGGGGATGCCGGCCTTGGCGGCGCGGCGGGTGGGATCGATCTGGCGGCCGTTGAAAAGGCGGTGACGGCGTTGGTCGTCGTGGTTGAAGATGACGCTCATGAGCGTTCGGTGGGGGCGGTGGGTGTCATAGCGTTAAAACGGGGCGAGTTCGAGGCGTAGGGAGGCGGTGAGGCGGGAGACGGCGGCGTGGCCGGCGTCGGTGATTTCGTAGAGGGGGGAGTGCTGCCGGTTGTCGGCATAGGCGGGATTGGCGCTTTTGGTGAGCCAACCTTTGGTCACCATGGGTTCAAGGTGTTCGGCGCGAAGTCCGTTGATGTGGATGGCGGCGAGGGACTTGCGTTTTTCGAGGCGGGAGAAGCGGACGAGGGCTTCGATGGAGAGATCGCAAATCATTTGAGGCGGAGGAGTTGGGGGGCTTTGGGTGTGGCGCGTATGACGAGGGGGAAACGCTTGCTGACGGGGTTGCGTGGGCCTTTGAGGTCGTGCCATTCATCCACGAGGCCTGCGCGAATCCAGCGGTTGACGCGCCGGCGGACGTGGCCGGAGTTGCGCTGGTTGCGCAGGGTTTCCAGTGGCAAACCTTTATCGCCAGCGGCGACGACGCGGAGGAGGTCGATCCATTCCGTGGTGCGCGGGGTGCCAGAGGTGCTGCCGAAGACTTCTTTGACAGAATCCCAGCAGTTGAGGATTTCTTGAGCGGCGGGCATGGGCGGTGGAAAAGAATTGGAGATGAGGAGTGGAGGAGACTGGGAGATGGCAGACGGGGCAGGAATTTACCGGTTACACAAAGGGAATGGGGTGGAGGCTGGAGAAGCCAGCGGCGTTGGGGTGGCCTCCGCCACCGGGGGCCATGCTAGCGGCGATTTCGGCGACGTTGACGGCGCTGTTGCGACGGCTGCGCAGGGAGTAGGTGGCCTTGCCGGACTTGGGGTCGATGAACCAGGAGGCGGCAAAGGGCGTGGTGGGGTAGGCTTTGAGCAGCTCGGTGCAGGCGTCGGAGATGAGGCCAGCGTCGAGGCCGTTGACGGCGGGGATTTCGTCGCCGTGGAAGTTGAGCCAGTGAGGATTGGCGACGGCGGAGAGGATGATGGAGCGGTCGATGGCGCGGATGCGGGAGCCAGTTTGGATGGCGTGTTGGAGGTTTGCGGTGGTTTGCAGTTGTTGGCTGTCGTTTGCGGTGGATTCAGAGAAAAGCAGCGGGGTCCAGGCTTCGAAGGTGCGGGGGAGGCAGCGGAAGAGGTAGGCGTGGAGGTTGAGGGCGTCGTTGGTTCGGGGATCGTCCTGGTGGAGTGGATCGAAGGCGTAGCCGAGGTCGCGCCATTCGATGAGTTCGATGGCGCGGGGGATGGGATTGGATTGACCGGCTTGACCGGATTGACTTTGCTGGTGGAAGACGGTCCAAGCGAGTGAAGCTCCGCTGAGTTTGAGGTTGAACCAGGAGTTAAAGCGGGGGGCGGGAAGGTTTGCGCTGGGGAGTCCAGTGACTTTGTCGCGGCCGTGGCGCTCGGCAGCGGTCGAATGGTGGTCGATGATGGTGAGGGCGGCGTTGAGGAAGAGCAGTTGCTCGATGTCTTCTTGGCTGGGTGTGTAGTCGAGGTAGGTGACGTCATCGCCCAGAGCGAAGGATGCGGGGATTTGCTGTGGCCAGCCGTAGTTGACAGCTTGGATGGTGAGGTCGGTTTCGGGGATGTCTTGGGACAGCAGGGCGTGGCGGGCGATGCAGGCGGCAGCGAAGCCGTCGGCGCAGTTGGCGTGGTGGAGGAGGTGGTGCATGTTGAAAATGATGAATGTAGAATGATGAATGATGAAAGTAGCGGAGCGACTAGAGGACGATGTGGCGGAGGGTTTCGAGGGTGGCTGCGCGGAGTTTGGTTTTGGTTTCGGTTTTGCCGTCCTCCTTGGGGACGGTTTCGTTGCGGAGTTTGCCGGTGACGAGGATGCGATCTCCTTTGGTGAGGCGCATGGCGCGATCACGCACGGGGCCGTAGCAGACGATGCCGATGAAGTCGGTGCGCTCCTGGATCTGCTGGTTTTTGTCTCGCCACTGGTCGGTGACGGCGAGGGAGAATTCGCAACCGTCGCCGGTTTCGGTGGTGAAGGGCCGGGGGGCGGTGGTGAGGTGGCCGCTGAGGCGGGTGTCGTTGTGGTCGCGCATGGCTGGAGGCTCGTTGCTGGATTCTTGATGCTGGATGCTGGATCAGTTGTTGGCGGATTCGAGGGCGTCGAGGCGCTCTTTGTGCTCGTGGATGGAGTTGCGCAGGTTGCTGAGGACTTCGGCGATGTTGACGCCGGCGATGGGGGCGAGCTGGAGGTCGTGGGCTTCGACCTTGGCGTGGAGGGCGACGAGGTCGATGTCGTGGGGTGGAGATGGGGGCGCGGGTTTGACGGGCTTGACCTTCTCGATGCCGAGGAGCTTGCGCATGCTGGCGATGTTGCCGGCGGTGATGATCAGGCCAGGGAATGCCGGCTCACATTCGTGTTCAGCGCCCGCCATGGCTTTGACCATGAGTGCGAAGTCTTGGGTGGCCTGACGGGCGGCGTCGGCGTCTGACTCGTTGGCGACAAAGGCGCGATTCTCATCCTGGCTCATCCATTGCTGGAGTGCGGTGCGTTCGCGGAAGGCGAGGGTGTTGGCGATGCGCTTGAGGGAGGTTTGCGGTGGTTGGCTGTGGTTGGCGGTGGTTGGCGGTGGATTGGAGGGGATGTGGAGTGTGAGGGAGACGCTGGCGGGTTTATCCCAGTGAGTCGAGAGGGCGCGGTTGAGGTATTCGTGCTGGGCTGGGCTGGTGAGGATGTCGTAGCTGTGCTGGGTGGTGACTTCTGCGATGATGACGTCGTCGCCGATTTCGGTGACGAGGATGTCGAGCAGGGCGGCGGAGATCAGGGGGCGCTCGGCGTCAATTTGAGCGGCGAGTCTGGGGAGGGCGGTGGTGAGGGGGGTGGGTTGCATAGGAGGGGAATAAGTTTGCGGTGGTTGGCTGTGGTTGGCGGTGGTTTAAGAGGCGGGTTGACTGGGTTGGGGGCGTTTGGGGAAGAATTTGTGGAGTCGGCGGATTTGGCGGATGATTTCTTGCTGCTCCTCGGCGGCGGCCCCTTCCCCGGCTTTTTGGGCGGCGGGTTGCATGACGGCCTCGATCTCGGCGAAGCTGGCTTCGCGGACGATGGCCTGGGGGCCGTTGAGGGTCTGGAGGAAAAAGGTGATTTTCTCTGGGGAGAAGAGGTGCAAGCAGCGGGTGGCGGGGACTTCGCGATGGAGGCGGATGATGCGGGCGCTGGGGTCGCTGGGGGTGGCTTTGACGACGTAGAGGGCGTAGCAGAGGGGTCGCGCAAAGGTGGGATCGGCGCGGATCTGGGCGCGGTGATCGACCTCGGCCTGCTCGTGGGCGCATTCGAGGTGCATGGGTCCGCCTTCGGTGGTCTGGCGGAGGACTTCGACGGGGTCGGTGAGGAGATAGACGTGGAAGCGTCCGAGGGGTTGGCCGCAGCGCGGGCAGGTGAAGGCGGCGAGGTGGGTGAGTGTGTGGGGGGAGAGCATGATGAGGAGAGAAGTTAGAAGAGGCGGTAGGATGAATTAGTGATGACTGAGGCGGTTATTGGCACATGGGGAGATCGGCGAAGGGCATGCCGAGTTCGGCGCAGTGGGTGCTGGCCTGGGGATGGCTGGAGGGCCGGCGGTGGTGGTGGAGTCCGTGGTTGGCGGAGAGTAGGCTGCGGGGTAGCTCCCAAAGTCCGGTTTCTGGCATGAGGGTGCCATCGTCGTCACGGGGTGCGAGGTCGGACAGGATGCAGGGGGCGATGTCGCGGAGGAAGCAGCCGCTTGGGAGGGCGGCGCAGAGGTGGCAGTCGCCGTCGTGGTCGGCGTCGTTGGGGCAGGTCATGCGGCGTGGGGTTTTGTTGTGACAGTGGGGTGGCGGTGGACGCCGGTGGCGGCGAGGAGGCCGGCGAAGGCAGCGGCGTTTTCGGCGGGGGGAAGTTCGGGGGCGGGGGGTGGTGTGACGCGTGACGTGACGCGGGGCGTGACGGCGTCGCCGAGGCGTGGTGCTCCGGCTTGCTTCCAGGCGGTGGTGGCGCGGTCGAGCAGGGCGGCGAGGTCGTGGCAGAGGTGTGCGCGACGGGCGGAGACTTTGACGGGGTCTTTCTGGCCGGTGTTCTGGGCGCTGTTGGCCCATTTGAAAAACCAGGCGAGGAGGTGCCAGTCCTGGTCGTCGAGTACTGCGAGGTTGTGGCGGGCTTCGTAGAGCGCGGATTCCTCTTCGGCGCTCCAATGCGGGGTCTTGGTCCAGCTCGGGCGGAGGGCGTTGATGCGGCGTTTCAGGGTGCCGAGGGGGTCGGGGTCTGGTGGAGTTGACGGTGGTTGACGGTGGTTGACCTGGTTGACGGGGTGTTCTGAATCAGAGTCAGAGATCTTAGATTCAGAGATAGATAAAGAAGAAGATAAAGAGGGCGTTACGTTATTCTCTTCGTGACGTTGCGTGACGCGTGACGTGACGCGTGACGTGACGGGGTTGGATGCTTGATCCTGGATGCTGGATGCTTGCTGCTCCTGATTTTCGGCGTCGGTAAGTTGTTCCACGGCGGCCTTGGCGGCTTTTTTCTTGTCGCGAGAGCGTTGAGCACGCCTCGCGGCGGCGGTCTTACTGCGCTCTCCGTTTTTGTCGGGCGCGTTGTGTTCCACAAAGCGGGGGAGGGTGACGGTGTGGGCCTCGGGGTCGTGGATGGCGTAGCCGACGGACTGCATGGCCTCGCCGAATCCGGGGATGTGGGCAAGGGCGTCAAGGTAGGAAAGGTCGGCGTGACGGAAGACGCCGTCGGTGGTGTGGTCGTTGGCGGCGAACCAGACGCGTGACAGGCCCATCACCGTCACGTCACGCAGGGCGTTACGCGTCACGGTATCCGTCACGCTTCCAAACAAGTCTTTGGCCTGGCTGGTGAGGATGTAGCCGGGGGCGGATTTGGCGATGTGGGCGGCCATGCGGTGGACGCGTGGGTCGCTTTCGAGGTCGGCGCGGATTTTGATCCAGGAGGGCATGGGGGCGTGGGGCGTGATGGGGAGACTAGGAGACGGGGAGGATTACTGGCGTCGGGATAGGCGTTTGGTGATGTGCCAATACAGGCGTTTGGAGTCGGTCTCGGAGAGTTTTTTTTCGTGGGCGATGGCGTCGCGGATTCGGACGGCGGGCCAGTCCTGGGCGGCGAGGTAGTCGATGGTGGGATCGACGCTGGCGTAGCCGTGCTTGGAGCGAGACGGGGTGCTGGGCTTGGTCCAGGTACGGGCTTTGGCGAGGAGGGCGTCGGCGGTCATGGGCGGCTGGATGCTGGATTCTCGATGCTGGATGGGGTGCCTGCTGCGCTGCGCCTAGAGGGGATGTTTGCGCAGCAGGCCGAGGGGTGGGTTTACTTGCCGACGGGGGCCGTCGGTTCGGGGCTGACGAGAACGGTTTCGCCGGCGGCTGGGGTGATGAGGATCTGGCCGGTTTGGCGCGCGATGTCTGCGGCGGCCGGGGTGATGATCTTTTTGGAGACGAGGAGGTTGAGGCCGAGTTCGCCGATGGCGACGGCTTTCTGGGTGTTGGCGGGGTTTTGGCAGCTTGTGAGGGCGGCGAGGATGCCGATGAGAAGGATGCGGAGCATGCTGGTGGTGGTGTTGGTTTTCATGATGGGGACTGGGTTGACTTTGTTGACTTCGTTGACGGGGGTTTGTTTGGGTGGGGGATTAGGGGGCGTAGAGGAGGGGGTCGAGGGTGCTATGGATGAAGGTGTCGCGTACGAAGCTGGCGCTGGCGAAGCTGGAGAAGTGGTAAGAGGTGCCGTCTTCGAGGTCGATTTGCCCGCAGTGGATGGGGATGACCATGGAGTCTCCGCAGAGCGGGCCGCCCACGAGGTGGGCTGTGCTGGTGGCGGCAAAGGGCGGGTGGCTGTGAAGGTCGTTCATGGGATCAGAGCCAGCCGAGGAGGTGGGCGGTGTAGGTGAGGAGGGTGAAGGCGAGGAAGGCGAGGCCGGCGTAGCGGACGACGCGGGCGGTGTCTTCGGCGTCCTGGCGTGCTTCGATCCGCCAGCGGGGTTCAGGGTTGCAGCCGGGGGTGAGGGAGCCGTGGGGGAGGGTGAGACTGCGGCGCAGGTCGATGTGGTTGAAGACGGGGCAGGTGTCGGGTGGGAGTTTCATGGGTAATGTTCTATGTTTCAGGTTTAAAGTTGGTCAGCGCGTTGAAAGCAGGAGGGTGAGACGGTTGCTGGCCTGGACGGCGTCGAGGGCGCGGATGATGAAGCGGCGGCCTTCGTGGGTCAGGAGGTGGAGTCTCTGCTTGGGCTGCTCGGCGATGGCCTTGGCCTTGCGCGGCTTGATGACCTTCCAGGCGCTGTGGCTCCAGCCGCCGTTTTCGCGGACGTGGGCTTTGATGGGATCAAGGTCCGGGTTTGGGGTGCCGGCGAACTTATGCTCTTTGTGGGGGCGGTGCTTCATGCGGTGAGTTGGAGGATATTGGAGTGTGTGGGGGGAGTGGGGAGGTTGAGGCGTCGGCGGACCCATTCGATGCCTCTCGGGGTGAAGCGGGTCTGGGTGAAGGCGTGGTCGTTCGCTTCGCCGGTGCGGAGGGCGAAGTAGCCGTCGGCCAGATGCTCGGCGTAGGGTTGGAGTTGGCCGCGCTCCCGAAAGAGGATGCGCTTGTCTTGCAGGCGGCGGGTGAAGTCCTGCGGGCCGATGCCAAGGAGCTTGGCGGTTTCGCGGATGCCGAAGGTGCCGCTGGCCTGGACGTAGTGCTCAACGAACTCGACGCTGGGCTTTTGCGCTTCGACGGTGAGTTTCAACGCCTCGGCCACGTCGTGGGTGTCTGCGAGCAGGCGGAGGGCCTCGGAGAAGGTCTTGGGGAGGTCGAACGGCGCGGGGAGGACGCTGTAGGTGCCGGTGCGGCGGAGGGTGGGGAGGACTTCGGCGGTGACCCACTTTTTGAAAGTCTTGGCCTCGGGGCGGCGGGATCGCAGGACGAGCGAGTAGAGGCCGGACTCAGTGATGACCACCATCGTCTGCTTGCCTCCAAGGGTGTCAGCAATCCCGACACCCTTTTCATCGTCGTCGAGTCCGGCGACGGCCTCACGGTTGTTGGTGAGGCCAAGAGCGTTACATACATCCACCGCCACGAATTTGATGCCATCCTCTTCGAGGACGGTGCGGACGCGCTGGGTGCCGAAGGTGAAGGTTTGGAGGGCGGGAGTGCTCATGGGTGGGAGAGGCCAGAGGGTGGGGAGGGTTAGACGGTCAGGCCGAAGTGTTTGCGGGTGATGTAGAGGTGGTCGCCGAGGCGGGAGTCGGGGGTAACTTCGCTGGCGTCGGGGCTGGAGGTCCAGAGTTCGGACTCGGGGGCGCGGAGTTCGATGATGTGGATGAGGGTGAGGGCGACGCTGGCCTCGTCGCGGCTGGTGGAGCCGTGGTAGCTGCGGAGGGTGCGCAGGAGGTCTTTGGCGAAGGCGAGTTGGTTGGCGTCGAGTGGCATGGGGGCGGGTGATGAGGTTGACTTGGTTGACTGGATTGACGGGGCAGGAATGCCCCGGTTACGCGGCGGCGACTTGGGGGGCGAATTTGGGGCCGAGGGTGCGCTGGACGATGTCGGCGGTGATGTCGGCGGTGCGGAGGTGGACTTCGCGCTTGGGTCCATCGTTTAGGCGGCTTCGAGTTTGATTCCGGCGGGTTCGAGCTTGCGGTTGATGAGGCGGGCGATGAGGCCGGTGGGGGTGGTGCGCTGGAGGTGCGCGTTGGCCTCCAGGTCGCGGCGCAGCTCGGGCGGGAGCTGGCTGAGGTTGAGCTTGAGGAGGACTTCGCCGGCGTCAGTGTCGTGGGGGAGTGGGTCGTCGGGCATGGGTTTGTGTGCAGTTCGTGCTACTCTGTGCATATTGCTCTTTCTGGGGTGGCGTGCAACTTCAATTTGCAAATAATGCAAGCGGGTGCATTCTGCACATATGACTATTACTGGTGAGGCACTTAAAGCGTGGCGCGAAGGGCGTCGGCTGTCGCAGGTCGACGTCGGGGGCATGCTGTGCGTGTCTCACTCAGCGGTGAACCGATGGGAGTCCGGCCAAGACATTCCGGGTCCGGCGCAGTTGCTGCTGGGGATGCTCATTCACGGCGAGATGCCGTTTGGGAAGCCGGAGGACACGAGCGCCGAGGAGGAGAAGCACTTCTGGCAGTTGAAGCTGTCCCTGGCCGACTGGCACAAGCTGGAAGGTCTGGCGGCGGCGGCGGGATTCGCGACGGTGCGGGATTACCTGCTGTCGCTCATTCAGGAGCATTTGGCTTCGGAGGGTTTTGCTGGACAGTCTTATAATTATGGAAATAATAACCCTGTATGCCAGACTCCCTACTCAAATGTCGCGACTGTCATTTCCTCCGAAACCGGCCCCAAAGCGCCATCACTCCCAACCTCGGGTGCTCCTATTGTCCCGCTACCGACAGCACACTGGTCCGGGGCCGGAAAGGCCGCCGCAAAGGCGGCCGAGATCGAGGCCCAGACGCCAGTGAGCGCCGAGCGGCAGGCGGTGGGGCATGAGGTGCCGAAACGCCGGAAGAAGTGAACCACCGAAGGCACGGAACACACGGAATCTTTGCTTATGGCTGTCGCAACAAAACCCAACCTTAATGACGATCTTGAAGCATGAAGCCGCTCCCCCCTGCCCTGCGAAATGGCCTGCTGCGGATGCGGCGGGAGAATGCGACGTTTTCGACGATCTCGAAGGCGTTTGGGGTGCCGGTGGGGACGGTGAAGAGTGTGTGTAGTAAGGAGGGTGTGAAGCCGCGCATGGAACCCCTAGTTGCGAAGGGGAAGGCCCAGAAGATGGAACCCCGGAAGAAAGAGGGGAGAGGGGAGAGGATAGAGGCGGTGCATCGGGGGCTGCGGCTGGAGGATATGCCGGGGCGGACGAGGTGGGAGCGGCGGAGCACGTTTGCGCTGTTCAAGCGGGGCGAGTGGCCCCCCCTGCACTGGCATATTCCGACGAAGCTGGAGGGCGCGGAGTTGCGCGAGATGCTGATGGAGCGGGCGGTGATGTATAAACCCAAAGCGAAGCCATGAAGAGTTCCAAGTTTGAAGTTCAAAGTTCCAAGGGTGGCGCGGAGTCTCCCCTTCCCCCAGTCTTCGAGTCTCCTCGTCTTCGCCTTTGGTTGCCGGGGTATCATACGCCGTCGTTGAACCTTACGGCGGGGAAGCATTGGTCGAAGGTGCGGCGGCTGCGGCTGGAGACGGCGGCGGCGCTGTATGAGGCCATGCGGGAGTTTCAAGTTTCAAGTTCCAGGTTTCAAGTTGAAGAGGCCAAGAGGGTGTTGTCGAAGATTCTGCTCAAGGTGCCGCTGGAGACGCGGCGGGGGAAAAAGCCGGCGAAACCCGAACGTCCGGCGTGGCTGCGGATCGAGCGGGTGGCGTGCGTGCCGCTGGATGAAGAGAACTTCAAAGGGGGGACCAAGGGCCTCACGGATCTGCTGCGCTACGCGTTTCCGACCGTGCTGCTGGATGATGCGCCGGGGTATGTGGTGATGGAGCATGTGCAGACGTGGTGCCCGAAGCGGTGCGAGGAAGGGACGTGGGTCGAGCTGAGACTCGATGCAGGAATGACGAAACCCAACTGACGAATGATGAACGCTGACCGCTGAAGGTGGCGTTGCAGCAATTGCGCCCGCATGTGGCTTCACATGCGGGCGCGGTGTTTAGGCGTCGTCGGGGTGGCCGGACTGCCAGACATCGCTGGTGATCACGCGCAGGGGCGTGATGGCGACGAAGGGCTGGCGGCGGATGCCGAGTTTGGCGGCCCAGGCGGCACGGTTGTCCGTGACGTGGAGGGTTTTGGCTTTGACGCGGTCCTCGCGCTGGGCGCGGTCGATGGCGGCCTGTTGGAAGGCTTCCAGCTCGCGCACGCGGTCGCGCAGTTTTTGGAGTTCGGCTTCGTTTCTCTTGGAGGGAGCGACGATGACGACGGGCTGCCGGAGGTGTTTGGCAGTTTGTGCGACGGCGGCGAGGTTGGGGAGGCGGAGGCGTGTTTTCATGGGTTTTCAGGGCACAACTGGCCGCCGGCGGAAGTGCCGGGGGTGAGGGTGCTGACTGAAAATGAGGGGCCGGTGAGGGCCGGAAAGGGGTCAGAGACGCAGCTCGCGCTCGATGAGTGCGCCGGGGGTGAGTTTGGCGCGTTTGGCTTTGCGTTTGAGGGCGGCGCGGGCCTTGGGGCTGCTGAGGGTGATTTGCAGGCAGGCGGCTTTGTCTTTTTGGGGCTTTTTGGGGCGTCCGAGTTTCTTGCCGGGGCCGGGGATGCGGGGGCCGCCGTGGCTGGATGCTGGTTGCTGGTTGCTGGTTGCTGGGTCGGTCATAGGGTGTAGTGGAGGGCGTAGATGAAGGTGGAGCCGGCGGCGAGTTCGGCGCGGATTTTGGCGTCGGCGGCTTCGATGGTGTCGAAGGTGAGGGCTTCGAGGCCGGAGGTGGCGGGATCTGGTAGGGTGCCGGTGAAGCTGCCGAGCATGATTTCGCCCTGGCTGTCTGGGACGCCGAGGTCGAGTTCTTTCTGGCGCAGTTCCTCGACATCGCTGGGGTCGGTGTAGCGGCAGAGCAGGTGCGAGAATGTGATGGAGTCCGGCGAGATGCCGAGGATGTGGTATTTCATGGTGTTCAGTGTTGGAGGTTGCGGCCGAGGAGGATGAGTTTGGATTTGGCGGCGGCGTAGAGTTCTTGGTCGATCAGGCGATAGATGGTCCGCAGCTCGATGATGGTGTCGGCTCGGGAGATGACGGCGGGCCTGGGGCCGGGGGCGCTGGGGAGGCGTGGGCGGGTGTCGCGTGGTGGGGGCGTGTAGGGGCGGGGCATGGTAAGCGAAAAATGAAGGTGGAATGATGAAGGATGAATTTTAAGCGGTGGGGCGTGGTTGGGAGAGGTAGTCGGGGCGGTTTTGGTTGGCGCGGATGGCGCGGCTGAGGCGCTGCAAGAGGGGTTTGTCGTTGGTGCAGATGTTGAAGACGTGGGAGACGTTGAGGAAGTTCCCCCAGACGTGGACGAGCTTGTCGCGGCGGGCGGCGTCGCGCAGAATGGGACTAAAGAAGCCGTGGCGCTGGCTGCCGGCGGCGTAGAGGAAGTTGCCGAACTCCTCGAACTTGCGGTCGAGGGGCTCGGTGGCGAGGAGATCGAAGAGGTGGTCGAGCGATTCCTTGGGGTGATACGACGGTGGGCCGTTGGAGTTGATGAGGAGGATGGGGGTGCTCATGGCGGTGTGTGGGTTAAAGTTTAATGCCGTGCTGTTTGAGCGTGTGTTTGGTGGCGGCGACGAGCATCTGGCGTTGGTAGCGGTCTTCGGGTGTCATGTGTTGGCCTTGGTGGATGAGCACGGTGTCGAGGGCGGCGGTGACGTTGGCGAGGTCGTCGAGGAGGCTGCCGGGCTCGGTGGGGAGCGCGGGAGACTCGATGCCGCGCTTGAGGATGTCCTGGCAGCAGTGGAGGACGTAGCTGGGGCCGGATTGTTCGTTGGCGGGGTAGTTGTCGAGTTCCGCGACGAAGTTTTGCAGGTTGTTGAGGACTTGCTGGGGCGTGTAGGGTTGGGGGGCGGTGGGGGTGCTCATGGCGGTGGGTGGGTTAGAGGGGGAGGAAGGCGACGGGGTCGGAGAAGGATTCACCGTTGACGCGGACGGTGTAGTCGCGGCCTTCGATCTGGACGGGTTGGCCGTGTTCAAGTTCGACAGCCGCAGCGATCTCGGCGCGTTTGGCGTCCAGTTCGGCAGCTTTCCCGGGATAGTCTGCGGTGAGGACGCTGGTGTCGCGGTGCGTCCAGGCGAGTTCGCCATGCTGGTTGGTCGGCTTGTCGCCGTATTGCGCGCTGATGCCCTCCTGGGTGCGGACGCGGATGCGTGCGGAGGTGCTACGGAAGCCTTTGACGCGGATGACTTGATCGTGGGTGAGGGGCGTGTTCATGACAGCCCGACATTACGCTACCATCTTGGTTTCGTCAACGATGAAAGCGAGATTTAAGGGCGTAGCGGGACTTTATTGACCGGGGTGACCGGATTGTCGGATTTACAGGCTGGCGGCCTGGCGCACGAGGAGGGGGGCGCGTTGTTTGATGCGCTGGTATTCGCTGAGGGCGGTTTCGTAGAGTTGGCGGCTTTCGGGCGGGAGGGACTGGCGGAAGCGCTGGCGGGCGGTTTCGGCGGTGATGCCTGCTTTTTTGCTGCCGCCGATGAGAGCGGCGGGGTCGATGATGCTGAGGGTCTTGTTGACATCGCCTTCGGTTTCCATCGGGACGCCGAGTTCCTTGAGCTTGCGGACGAGGTTCTTGATGGCGGTCGGGTTTGGCTCGTCCTGGGCGAGCTGGGCGACGAGGAGGCGTTTGGCGCGGCTGGTGACGGTGGTGCCGTAGTCGAAGCCGGGCTGGGCGTCGTAGCCGTTGGCGGCGCGGAAGTCGTCGGCCTGGCGGTAGAGGTTCGGGGCGGCGGATTTGACGTTCATGCCGAACACCGAGCGGATGATGGTCTGCACGGGGTCGTAGGTGGCGAGGGTCTTGTTGACCTGCCGGGTGCCGGCGCGGGTGAGCGCTCCGCCTTCGCCAATGCCCACAGCGGCGGCGGCATCGGGTAGGAGCGGTGGCAGCAGGACGCCGGCGGCGTGCTGGGTGTAGGCTCCGAGCAGTTCGCGGGTGCTCATGTCGGCCTCGGTGAGGTGTCGGCCGGAGAAGGTGTCGCGATTGGTGATCCACGAGACGGCGAGATTGCCCACGGGGCCGGCGGCGGCGGTCTGACGCCAGAAGGTCTGCCAGGCGTTTTCCTTCTCCTCGAGTGGCACGATCTTCTGGCCGAGGAGATCGGCAAAGGGCATGATGGCGGAGATGTCGAACTGCTGGACCTGACCCTGGCCACTGCGCACGGGCAGGAGCATGGAGAACATGTGCAGGCCGCCGAGACCGAGGATGCCTTTGCCGCGACCGAAGAGGTCTTTTTTGATCTCGTCGCGGTCGTCGTCGTCCAAGCCCAGCAGCATGGCGCTGAGGGCGCTGATGGCAGCGGGGAAGGCCAAGGCGGCGCTCAGGGCGATGGGGCGCTCCTTGGCGGCGAGGCCGAGGATGCGGGTGGACTCGCGGAAGAAGGAGAAGAACGGGTTCACAAAGCGACCTGCAGCACGGGTGGTGGCGCTGCCGCCAAGGCGGTCGTAATACGGGAACCACTTTCTGACATGGCCTGCGGCCATGGATGCTTGATCCTGGATGCTGGATGCTGGATTTTCAGAGGCGAAAGTGGCTTTTGCTTTGAGGTAGGCGGCGATCTTGTAGAAGTCGTCGGGGACGCGGCGGTATTCGGCGAGCTGCTCGTGGGTGGCGTGGAATTTGGCACCAAAGTCGAAGAACAGGCGCTGGATCAGGCCGGGGTTGAAGTTCTCGACGGTGGCGGCATCGGGCAGGAGGCCTTTGAGGCGTTCGCGCACGAGGCTGCTGTAGGCATCCCCACCGAGGACGCCGTGTTCGATGAGCTCGGCATACTGCGGGCCGCCCTTGCGCATGATTTCGAGGGCCTGGCGGTAGTAGGGCCAGTTGCCGGGGTTCATGATGTTGCTGCCGCCGAGGTAGGCGAAGACGGTGTTGCCGACGGCATCGCGGATGTGGGAGCCGGGGTTCCAGACGAGCTTGCCGGACTTCCACTTGCGCAGGATGGCGTCGTAGAAGCGCAGGGCGGCATTCGGCACGTCCATCTTGTCGAGGATCTGCGCGGCGATGTCTTTCTGCACGAATTTCCCAGCGAGCGGGCCGAAGCGGTCGTTGTCGGGAATCTCGGTGTATCCCTGGAGCGACACGTCGCTGACCCATTCCTTGTTCTTGGCCGTCTCGTTGAGGAGTTCCATCGTCGCGGCGTTGTGCGTCTGGGCGAGCACGTAGCGGGCGATGGAGTAAACGGGGTCTTTGATCAGCTTCGGCGGGTCGAAGGGGTTTTCCTTCCGGTAGGTGGCTTTTTGGTGCTCGATGGCGGCCTTCACCATACCGGCGAGGGCCGGGGAGAGCTTCTGCGGCGTGTCGAGGTCGGCACGGGTGAGCATGCCGATCTGACGGCGCACTTCGCGGCGCTGGGCGTGGTCGAGCGGGGCGAACATGGCCTGCATCGCCTTGTCGTTGCCGTGGCGCTCCTGGAGCATGTCGAGGGCCTGCCGGCGGATGAAGTCGGAGTAGAACGCATCGCGGGTGGCTGCATCGCGGAAGCGCCAAGCGTTGCGTCCGCCTTCCTGGCGGTTCACGGTGGGGTGCTGGCCGTCCTTCCCCTTGCGGGAGGTGTCCACGATGTGGAAGGCGGTGGTGCGCTGCTGCATCAGGTCTTTCACGCCGAGCTTGAAGGCGGCGAGCACGCTGCCGCCGGATTCCATGGCCTCGTCGAGCATGTAGCGGGGCATCCAGCCGTTGGCCTGGAGTTCCTCGAAGGTGTCCGGGTGCATGATGCCCTGGCGCACGAGTTCGGTGCCGGTGTCACGCAGCATCTGGCGCAGGCGGTTGCCGAGGGCCTGCATGGCGGGTGGCAGGCTGCTCATGGGGATCTTGTTCTCCATGGCGTCGAAGAGCTGCTCGCGGTAGGCGGGGTTCTCGGCGAATTCCTTCGGGTAGGCGAGATCGGACAGGCGCGGGTTGCCGCTGAGGGCGCGGATGAGGTCGTTCGACTTCTCAGCTCCCCAGGCGGCCTTGCGTTGCATCTCGTGGCTGAGGGCCAGCCATTCACGCGGCATCATGGCCGTGGGCAGGAGTTGATCGACCACGACGTTTTTGGCCCAGGCACCGAGGCCGGCGGGCTGGTTCAGCCATGCGGCGACGGCATCGGGGGCTTTGCGGATGTCCTTGCCGGAGACGCGCAGGAAGCCCTGGGCGATGGCGTTGCCGGCCTTCGCGGCGGCAGCGGCGTCGAGTTCGCCGAGCTGGGTGCCGAGTTTCGCGAGGGCTTGGTTGCCGGGGAGGTAGCGGCCGGTGTTGGTCACAGCGGCGATGGTCTGGCCGACGGCTTTGGGGATGAGGTTCGCGGCTTGGCCGAGGCCGGTGACGGTGCGATCGAGGGCGCGGGCAGCGGTTTCGACGCGGGGGGAGGCGAAGAGGGTTTGCCAGTTTTGAGCCTCATCGCTTTGGTCCCATTCGGCAGGATCGTTGCCGTAGTTTGGCGGAAGGATTTCGGTGGGGGTGAGTTCTTTGAGGACGCGGTAATCGCTGCCAAGCACGGGTTCATTGTCTTCGCCTTCATCGACCACGGTGCCGGTGACGAGGTAGATGTGCCGGTCGTGACGTCCGATTAAGGCGTCGAGTGACGGCTCAGTTCCGTACGATGTGGCAAACTGCCAACGCCCATTTTCCCAGGTGATGGGGAAGGTGCTGATGCCTTTTTCGTAACGTGGGCGGTCTGGGGTGGACGTGATGAAGTTCTGCGAACGTCCGCTGGCGGGTGGAATGCCGAAGCGAATGTAAAGTCCTTGGATAGCACGAGGGAAGCGGTCGGCCTTTTTCTTGGCCTCCCATTCTGCGTCGGAAAGCTGCATGGCTTCGGCGCGTCGGGCGTCTATTTCTTCGGGTGGGGCTTTGAAAAAGGCCTCGTCTGCGATCTCGCGTTTTTTGCGCAGGTCGATGGCTTCCAGCGCGGCAGCATCGGCTTTGGCAACAGCGTCTTGCCATTCGGCGACACGGGCACGGACGAAGGCGGCATCTGTGGGTTTGGTGATGCCAGTATCAGGTTGGCGCTTTGAGGATGGCAGCGGCATTGTGTCACCGAGCTCCTTGGCGATCTTGGCAACCTGCTCCTTGGTGACGGGCTGGGTGGTGTCGTGGTGGGTGAGCCACTGCTTGAGGACGGCGGTGGTGGTGGGGACGGCTTTGCCGAGGCCGGTGACGGTTTTGTCGAGGGCGCGAGCGGCGAGTTCGGCGCGGGGGGAGGCGGGGAGGCTGGATGCTTGATCCTGGATGCTGGATGCTGGGGAGGTGGTGGCTTTCGCCAGCGTGCCACCGTCACGCATGGCGTCGGTGACGATGAAGGGGATAGTATCGACCGACAAAACTGCGCCCGTTTCGGTGTCTTGAATCCAGTTGGAGGGTTTGGTGTCGGCAAGGCCGATGAGGAGGTCTTCTTTGGGGTGAGGCTTGGTCCAGTAGCCTTTCTCCTGTTTCCAGCCTGCGGGGGTGAGGTCTGGCGCTGCGGCGGGGTGTGTCCCTTCAATGTAGGGCTGTGAGATGACGATGGAAGGACCAGCGGCGTTTTCGAGAATGCCCTCGAAGCGAGTGTCGTCGTCGAGCATTTCGTTGTGAAGTGCCCAGCGGTCGAAGTATTCGGAGGGCAGGGCGTCGTCTTCCATGACGCGGGTGGTGCCGTCACGAAGCAGCAAGGCGCGGCGGGTAAGGCCGCTCAAGCCTGGGTAGGTGACTTTGAAAATCCGGCGCACGTCTTCGGCGGCGGGTTCATAGACACGGTGTTCTCCACGAGAGTCTTTTTCAGGTCCAAGCCGTGACGGATCAAAAATCAATTCTTGTTCTTTAGCCCAGCGGGTGAGGCGTTGGTATTCCTCGGCAATGGCTGCTCGGTTTCCGTGGAGAGTCGCGCTTGGCGGTTGCGAGCGATACCCGCGCCGATTTGTGCCGAGGATAATCCGCGAGATGAATTCAGGCGAATTTGCAGAGCTTGCTCGCGTGTCAGAGGTTGTCCGTTGGCGTCGATCATCGGGAGAAATGTTACCATCGTTTAACGAAGATTCAACACGCTTCGTCGCCATGAACAAGCGGTCGGAGCGGTCGCCGAGGGATTTGGCGCGGGCGGCGGTGTCCAGACGAGGAGACGCGGAGAGTGGGAGACTGGGAGACTGGGAGATTTCAGACTGCAGATACTCCATTTGTGCGGTGGCCCAGGCTGGACGCGTGGAGGCATCCGGGAAGTCGGCGAGCAGGTTATCGAGATCGGTCTGGAGTTCAGCGAGCGGCACGCTTGATGCGGTGGCGTCGTTGTGGATCTGCTGGAGTTGCTGCGGGGTGTGTTGCTGGCGAATGCGCTGCCATGCTGCCTCCTCCTGCGGGATCAGCACGCGCAGTTGCTCGGCGTCCTGCTTGGCTTTTTGCCGGACGGATGGCGAGACAGCGCGGTTGTTGACCAGGGTGTTGGCGTTGGCGAGCGAGACTTTGAGCCCGTCGATGTAATTGGTGGCGATGCCTTGTTTGGCGCTGGGGGCCAGCATGAGCGCCCAGGCGTTCTGCGCGGTGATCTGGGGTTGGCGGTTGCTGGCGGCGAGGGCGCGGGAGCCTGCGGCCAGAGGGTAGTGCGCGAGCATGAGGTCGAGTGGGACGACCTTGTTGTTGGGGGTGAGGTTGAAGTTGGCGGGGCGGGCGTCTGCGGCGATGATCTGCTCCTGGGGGTGCCAGTAGGTGGTGCCTTCCATGCGGTCGTCACGGAAGGTGGTGCCGGTCATTTCTTCGAGCGGCTCGAAGCCGATGGAGGCCATATAGGCGTCGATCTGCTTTTGGGTGACGGGGATTTTTTTGCCGTCGGCGTCGCGTTTGGATTCGACGAAGGGCTGAGTGGTGATGATGACGGGGTAGGCGGCTTCGTCGGTGGTTTCGACGCCGTGGGCCTGCCAGTCGATGCCGGTGAGGCGGGAGAAGAGGGCGAGGCGGTAGAGGTATTCCGCCGGCGTGGCCTCGCGCATTTTAAGGCGGCGGAATTCGCCGGTGATGCCGGGGGCGACGTCCTCCGTGGGGACGTAGCCGTAGAGTCCGGGCAGGGTGATCTTCGTGACTTGCTTGTCGTCGTCGGAGATATAGACGGCGTGCTCTCCGCCGGAGTCTAGGTGGAGGCCGAATTGATTCTGGCGTTGCGGCTCCTGAGCCACTTCGCGAAGCGCTTCTTGTTGTGCGCTTTGATCTTCGGCGATTCGTCGCTGGTCAAAGCGTCGATTCGGGCGAGACGCTGTCTCTCCTCCGAACTGGTCGGCCAGGGATTGCCTTTGGCGAAAGTCTTCAGAGCTTCGGCGGGGCTCATTGGTGTGGGTCCATCGGGAGGGGTCGTTGGCATGGGGGAAGATAGCACGGAGTGCGGTGATTTGCGAGGGGTTTGAGCGGGAGGAAGACGCAAGTCCAGGGCGGACAGCGTCACTGGCGTTTTCGGCGAAGCGTTGACCAGCGCGGATGACGGCGTTGGTGAGAGTGAGGTTGGACTGATTGGGGTCAAGGTTGATGATTTGAGCGTAACGGCGTAGGCGCTCTGGATCGCGAAGCAGTTCTTTGCGTGCTTTGGCGAGGCTGGTTTCATCCAGCCATCCCAGAGCACGAACGGCTTTGAGGTCTTCGTAGCGGTCTTCCTGAGTCAAACGGTCCGAAGACGCCAGCGGGACCATCATGTCGGTGGACATGATGCCGGAGGCGTTGCGGAGTTTGAAGGGGCCGGCGGCTTCGACGGTGGTGGCGGACTCGGGCGGGGAGAGGAGGACGGTGCCGGCGTCGTCGGCGGCCTTCACGCTGCGCATGAAGGCGGCGGGGGTGATGACCGGGTTCTGGGCGTTGAAAGCGTCCCAGACGCGTCGGATGGGGAGCCATTGGCTGCTCTGGCCGCGTTGGGCTGCGGTGAAGGCGCGTTGGAGCAGGGTGAAGGCAGCAGCGGGGGAGTCGATGAGGGCGGAGATGCCCTGGCCGGGGCGGCTGGTGGCTGGCGGCTGGTTGCTGGATGCTGGGCGGAAGAACGCGGCGCTGGCTCCGAGGGTGGTGGGCGCGAGGGCGCGTTCGAGGGGGAGGCGCTGGCGGTTGGAGGCGTAAACGGCATCATTTTCCACTTCCGCCAGAGCGGTGGAGAGAGGTTCAGGAAGCGTTCCTGGGGTCTTTTCTGCAACGTATTCCGCCATGAGCTGGCTGTTGGCGGAGCGGTGGATTTGCTTGAGAGTGTGGGCAGAAAGAGAGGGGTGTCGCGCTTGAAGGGCCGGTAGCGAGGCACCATGCAGATTGATTAAGTGGTTCCAGACGGTGTTAGCGGCTGCCGCCGGTTTGGACTGGAGGGCTTTTGCCAACTCTTGAATCAAGGGGTGGTCGCCGTTGTCCGTCTCCTCTTCACCTGCTCCAAAGGGGATAAAATCATCGTCATTCTGGCGTGGGAGCATGTCGCGCAGTTTGTATGCACGGGCGACGGGCTGTCCCACAGCAGCGGTGATGCGCTCTTGCAATGGCTCCCAAATGGAGGATTTCCAGTTTTGGAGAGGTTTTTGCAGCAGGGATTCTTGCAATTTCCCGACGGCAACCGCCGGTAGGACGGCCTGGTTGACGAGCTGTTCGAGTCCGAGAATTTTCTGCCGCCAGTCGGGGGTGGTTTTGGGGTCGAAGTCGGACGGGTGTCCGACCAATGAGTCGTAGCCTAAAAAGGCCGGAGGAAGGACACCGAAAAGCCCACGGAGATCAAAACTGACGATGCCTGTGACTTGTGTGAGGGCTGGGATTTGGTCGAGACGTGTGATCGTGATATTGCCACGCACGGTTTCGAGGGCTGGCAGCGTCATGTCGTCTTGAAGTTCAACGTTGCCCTGAATGAGCTTGATGTTGGGTCCAACAATGGAGGATGAGTAAGCAAGGTCGATGTAACGGCGGTCGTTGGTTTTCACTGCTTGCCCTTCCTCAAATCCATCGTTGTCGTAGGGCGACCAGTCGTATGGTTGCAGGGCGGCCGCATCGGCGGCATAAGTGCCGTCGGCAAGCTTGATAAATCCTTTGGCATCCCAGGTGGCACCTGGAGCGGGTGCGACGGGGATGGACGCGAGGAAGCGGGCGCGGTCATCGGCGATTTTTTGCAACTCCTCGGCTGCGCGGCGGCTGTTCTCGATGGTGTATTCGAGGGTGCGACGAGTGCGGGGACTGTCGGACTGGACGGCGTAGTTTTCGACCTCGGGGAGGTATTCGAGGGGGATGCTGCCGTTGTTGCTGGCGGACTGGACTTCGACCACGTCGTCGCCAACGAAGCGGAGGGCGAGGAGAGAGGTACCGTTTTTGCGATAGACGGCCATTTTCCCCTGCTGGGCGTAGGTGCGGGCCAGGCCTCGGCTGGTGCACCAGTTGGGGTGGCTGAGGGCTTCCCAGGTGGCGAAGATGGCATCCTGCTCGGTCTGGGTGGCTCCGGCGGGGATCTGCGGGAGGGTCATCCATTCCCCGCCTTCGAGTCCTTCGACGGTCTGGGCGGCGTGGCGGGTGCGCAGGGCGATCTCGGCGGCGGCTTTGGCGTGCTGCTGGTAGTGCTCCAGCATGGCGGGCAGGCTGTGCAGCTTGCCTTCGTTCCAGGCGGTGCGTGTTTCAGCGACGGCGACGGGGTAGAGCGTGACGGGGAATGCCACGGTGCTCTTGGTGAGGTCGGCCATCGTGGCCCGGAGCATGGCGGACTGGAAGAAGGGATCGTCGGCGTGGGCACCGGCGAGGTAGTCGGCATTGGCGGCGGTGACGGCGCGGTGCTGCTCCTGGAGCTTTGGCAGCAGGAGTTCGGCGAGTTTTTGCGGGTCGTTGCCGTGCTGGCGGCGCAGCTCACGCAGGGCGGGATTGCCCTGGTTGTTGGGGTCGGCGAGGGTGCTGCTGACGTAGGGCAGCGCATCGGTGAGCGGGGTGCCGAGGGTGTTGGTGAGCTCAAAGTCGGACATCGCGGCGTTTTTCAGCGCGTCGAGCGTGGGGTAGCGGTTCCAGTCGATCCAGCGCCCGAGGTCGGCCATGATGATCCAGTTGGCGTCTCCGCCGGCGGCCTTGTAACGCTCCACCTTGCGGTTGGCGGCGGCGAGGCGGGTGTGGTAGGATTCGGTGGTGGGCTGGAGGGCGCGGCTGAGGGGGAGACGCTCGGAGGCGAAGAGGGCCATCTGTCCGGTTGCCTCGTCTTCCATTTCCTTCTGCTTGCTGCGGATGATGGAGGTGAGGCGGTTGCGGTCTTGGCTTGAAAGTAGGCCGAGGGCGGTTTCGAGGCTGACGGTGTGGATGCCGTCCGGTTTGCGCACTTTGAAGAGGTGGACGATGGCACGGCCAGTCTGTCCGTTGGTAATGGCGTTGTTCCAGTCGCTGACACGCTGCGACTGCATGCCACCAATGGGTTTGGATGCCCAAGAGTAGGAGAGGATGTCGCCAAACGGTGCCTTGAACGGTGGGTCAAAGTTCATCGACTCACGGGCACGGCGCGGTGCGGAGGCTAAAGCGCCGGGTTCCTCCATTAAGCCGTACTCTGAAAAGCTGAAATGGCGCTCCTGGCTGTGAGTCATGGCGTCTGCAAAGACTAATCCTATGGATTGGGACTGCTCGCGCAATCGACGGACGATTTGACGTTGCTGGGGAGTCGGCGCGGCGGCATTGCTTTGATCTTCCTGCACGACGTTGGTCGTTTCTAAAGTGGCGGGGAAACCCAGGGTGAAGGCATAGCCTCCTTCGCGGGCGGAGCCGAGAACGATGCGCTGGAATAACTGGGGCAGCGTGACGCTGGTGGGGATGCGCTCCACGGCGCGGAGTGCGAGGCGCGTGTCGAGGTAGAGGACGTGGTAGTGGTCAGGGTCCGCAGTGCGCAGGGTTTGCAGGTAGGGCAGTGTCTTGTCTGGGGCGTTAAGGAAAATGGAAGTTTTTAGACTGCCTGAGGGCAGGGCTTCGTAGTCGGCGACGTTGTCTTGGAACGGCGCGGTCGGCGTGGGCAGCACAGGCAGTTTGGGCTTACTGCTGCGTGTGGGTCGTTGGTCGATGCTGTCGTCGATGCTGCTAAAGATCATGCCTGACTCGCGGAAGCTGAAATAGCGTTCCCCGTTGGTCACCACATGGTCAATCAATGGCAGGCCGATGTTTTCACCCATGGCAAGCAAGCGGCGTGTGACGCGGCGGTCGGCATCGCTGGGGCTTGGATCGCCGGAGGGATGGTTGTGGGCAATGATCCAGCCGGTCAGTTTGGACTTGGGGTTGAGCATCCGGGCGGTGGCGATGATGCCGGCGATGACTTTGGGATCGGCGATGGCTTCATTGAGTCCGCCGACATGCACGATCTGGCTGTGAACCACCTGATTGGCGGCGTCCAGGATGGCAATTTTGAGGCTTTCAAAGTAGGGCGTGCGGACGGCCAGATTGAACGCGGCGAAATCTGCGGCGTTTTCGATGATGGCACCACGGATGTCGAACCTGGGGATGCCACGCGAGATGAAATCATGGAGCAGGCTGGAGAAGGAATCAGACTCACGGAACGCCTCTTTGAGGGCGTCCACGTCTTGATCCATCAGCCCTCGCCATGTCCGTTGAGCGCGTTCTCGCAGGGCATCGAGTTTCCCGGCATTACCCACACTTCCACCGCTGGCGGGTAGCTCGTAGGGCTCGGTGCTGGCGGCGGCGGCACGAATGGCACGCTTGGCGGTGGGTTGCTTGCTGGCAGGGACGTTGACATTGGGGAGGTCGAGATAGCCTTGGATGGCAGACTCGGCGAGGCGCGAGGCGGAGGAGAGAGAGAGCTGCTCATAGCTGGGTGCTAGAGTGTCTTGATTCCCTTGGCCTTGCACTCGGCCTTCATTTGCTGCTTCATTATTTCGTTGAGTCGCTCGCGCTCGCGCATGTGCTCTGGCAGCGTCGAGTAGTCGAACGGCTTGGCGTGCGTCGCCGGTGGCAATGCGCTCGGCTTTGTTGAACCATTGCTTGTAGCTGTCATGGAAAAGACCATACACCAATTCGGTCGTTTCATCAAGTGGGGTGTCGGTGAGCGTGGCGATTTTTTCGCTCAGGCGCTCGATGTCACGCGGGCTGGTGACACGCAGTTCGGTGGCGGTCAAAGTGGCGACTCCGGCGACTGGGATGCCGTTATCCTCCAGTAGGCGGCGCATCGCCATCCAGCTTTCGCCGGTGTTATGCACGTCTTCGACGAGGTAGATCGGGCCGATGGCTTGGCGTAGGGCGTCAAAATCTGGGCCGGGGATGTAACCGACCGGGTCTTCCATTTTGGCCCAAAAGCTGGTTTTTTTCTTGGCCTCCGTGCGGGCAGTGGCACTGGCGACGCGTCCCGTCTGGACGGTGGCACCTTGTTGCTCGGCGATGCGCTGGGCCAGCACGTCGGGCAGGATGTTGCGGCCACTGGTGCTGGGCATGGGTAGCAGCACGGCGTTGGCGGGGATGTCGGCAAAGGCGGCGGGCTTGTAGAAACGGTCCACGATGTCATCCGCCATGGCGCGAGGGAAGCCGGCGGCGGTCCATGCGTCCTTGGCCGTGCGGAGTGTGGTCACGTCACGCGAGGAGGTCAGGATCGGCGTGCGACCGGAGGCGAAGAGGGTGCCGAGGATGGTGGCCGGGGTGCTGCGCACGGGCATCTTGGCGCGGATGGCCTCGGCCAGCGCGGAGTAGAAGCCGGGTTCGACGTGCTCGACGGTGCGGTTGCTGGCTTTGAGCGCACCGAGGGGTTTCTGGCCGGGGCGGGTTTCGCGGAGGAGGACGACCCAGTCGTCGGGGGCACCTTTGACATACACGCTGTCGTAGCCGGACTCCATGAGGAGCTTGGTGAGGATGTCGCCGGCGAGTTGGGCGTCCCACTTCCCTTTGCCGAGGTTGTGAGCGTGCTGGGCGGCGTATTTGCTGGCCTGGAGCCATGGGGAGTCCTTGGCGGCGTCGATGGGCTGGTCGAGGTCTTCGGACTCCTGGAGGAGGTAGAGGTCGTCGTTGATGACGAGGAACGGCGTGGCGGGTTCAGGGAATGAGATGCGCTGGACCTTGCCAAACACAGCGGCTTCCTGCTGCTTGCGCATGAGGTAGATGCCGTTGCCTTCGGTGTTGCCGAATCCGTTGTCCTTGCCGGGGGTGATCACGCCACGGTAGCCGATGAGGTCGTTGTTGCTCAGGCTGGCCGACCATTCGCCGAAGAGTTCAGGGAGCGGCGTGGGTGCGGGAAGCGTGGGCTTTTTGAGGCCGGGGTAGGTGGGGCCGGTGGGCTTGCGATTCGCGGCAGCGAGGGGCTGGCCGGTGGCCGGGTGAACGCGGCGGGATGCTTGGAGGGCCTCGGGCAGGGTGTTGCCGTCTTCGTCGAAGCTGTCGCTGAGGTCGCGGTAGAACTGGCGCTGGCGGTCCCTTTCGGCGGCTTCGAGTTCATCGAGGGTCATCGCCTCTTCGCTGTCGTCGATGCCGGCCTCGGCCATCATTTCGCGGTCGCGCTCATTGGCGGCCTCGCGGTCGGCTTCGAGTTCAGCGGCGAGTTCAGCCCGCTCTACTGGGTCAGGGAGCGGCTCGCTGAGGAGCTTGTCGTAGGCTGGAGCGAAGGTGTCGGTTTTTTTGTCTAGCGCAGGCGTGCGAGGCGCGGATCGTTGGTCCGCTCCCACAGGGCGAGGACTTCCTCCGGCGGCGTTTCCTCGTGGTAGTTGAGCGGCGTTCTGGCGCTGCTGTAGTGCCATGCGAGCAGCCTCGGGTTGAGCTTCTGCCGCAGATCGGGCGGCCAGTTTGAGGCGGGGGTCGAGGTTGCCTGAATGACTTGTTCCTGGGTAAGCACCACGCTGTAGAGCGCTGAAAGCCCGTCCTGGAGTGACAGTTGAGATTCTGTGAGGGCGGAGTTCACCGGTGTTGGGGTTGAAGTTGTAGGCGACGAGTTCAGGGGTGTCGCCTTTGCGTCCCTGGCGGGCGATCTTGACGACGGTGGCTCCGCGAAGGCGGAGGGCGACGGCGGCGGAATCATCCCATTCATTGGTGAGCACGAACTTAGCACCAGACTGCCACGCAGGCAAGACGAAGGAATCGAACAAGCGCAGCAGATCGTCCGGGGTGCGGATGTCGGTGGTGGAGTCGTAGTTGCTGGTGCCTTTGCGTACGGGCTGGCCGGTGGCGGTGTCGATGAGGACGCGGCCGTTTTCCGTCTCGGGCACGCCGAAGTAGGGCGGATCGATGACGAAGCCAATGCCGGGGTTCTCACGGGCGAGGCGCGGTAGGAGCGTCCAGGAGTTGGCGCTGTGGACGGTTTTGCCAACGAACACTTGATGGTAGTCGCGGATCAGTTTCTCGATGTTCTTGGCGCGGTCGGAGGTGTGCCAGTCCCAGTCGTCGAACAAACCGGTAAAGGGTTCGTTGAGGTTGCCAGCGGCGTCGAGGTCGAGCGAGATGCTATTGTCTGACAGCATCTCGGCGGCGACGTAGAGACCGGTGGTGGCGGGGTCGTCACGGGCAGGGATGGGGCCGGGGTGCTCGGCCTTGGGCGGCGCAAACATGGAGGTCTGGCCGGAGCGGGTTTCGAGCAGGTGCTTGTCCCATGCCTGGGCGGCGCTGACCTTCTGCGCGTAGGCGGCGAGGTCGAAGCCTGCGGGCAGGGCTTGATACATGCCGATCATGACGCGGGCCTTGAGGCCATGAACCCGGGCAAAGTGGCGGGCCTTGGCGGCGAATTCTTCGGCGGTGTAGTCCTTGTCCTTGAGGCTGGTCTGGTAGCCGGAGAGGGCGCGTTTGCGGATGGTGCTCCATGCGGCGTCGCTGATGGCGCTGTGGTCGAGGCCGTTGATGAAGCCGGCGAAGGCTTTCATGGCGGCGGGGAAGTCGGTGGAGCCGGTGACGGCATCGCGGGCGGCTTCCTGGACGCGTTTCAGATCCTCGATGCCAGCGCGGGCACCACGGGCGAGGGTTTCGACCTGGGCGGGGTCGGTGACCTGCCGCAGGAAGGAGGCACGCCACGGGGAATACTCGGAGGCATGGCCGCCGGGTTTACCGAGTCCGGCTTTGTGGATGTATTGCGTGACCGTGCCGGTGCCGAAGAACATGTCGCCAATGGCGGCGGCATGGCGGGCGAGGGCGGCGATGGCGCGGTTGTAGATGCCACGGGCGAGCAGGGAGGACTTGCCGCCCTGGATGTTGACGGGCTTGGCGGCGTCGAGGTCGCCTTTGGCGATGAGGGGTGCGGCGGGAAGTTGCTCGTCCTCGGGATGGGCGTTCCAGCCTGCATCCATGCGCTCCTCGGGCGTGTCCGGCATGGCGGGCGCGTCGGGGGCTGGGGGCACGGCGAAGATGGAGGGGGCGTCTGCAGTCGCGTCGTTTTCTCCCAAGGCGGCGAGATCGGCTGCTGCAGATGCGGCGTTGTCGGTCTGATTGGGTGGCGGTGCGGTGATGCCGACGATCTGGTCGAGCAGGGCTGGATCGATGGCGGCGTCGCGGGCGGCGAGGTCCGGTGGCATTTCGCCGTAGCGGCGCTCGATCTTGGGGTCGTAGGTGCGGTTGGCGTCGGCTTCCTCGGCGTGGGTGGCCTCGGGCAGGCCTCGCTCGTTCATCACCGTGTTGTAGGCATTGCGCAGGTGGATGCGGCGGAGCTTGCGGAAGGTTTCGGGGCTGAGGTCGGTGGAGGCGAAGCGCAGGAGATCGGTCAGGGTGCGCAGCTTGTTCTCGTCGAGAGCGTCCTCGACGTAGGACGAGGCGGCGTCGCGGGTGCGGTTGGAGGCGGCGAGGCCTTCGCCTTCGGGGATGAACCGGGCGGTGTTGATGAACTGGTATTCCAGACCGCGCTCGATGGCGGTGTCGCGCACGGCTTGTCGTTGCGCGAGGGTCATGGAGCGGGTGTGGTCGGCGTAAATGAAGCCGTCGTCACGATCTACCTCGATGCGGACAATGCCTGCCTCTTGAAGGTGCCAGCCTTGGAGTGGTTCGCCGTCAGGATCATAGGAGACAAGTTCAGAGTGTTCATCCACAGGCGCGAACTGGCCATCGGGGAACAACCATGCTTTTTCGCCTTTGAATTCGCGAGTGAGGGGCGCATCGACCTGCTTGAGGGTCATCGCTCGGACCTGACTGGCGGTGAGGCGGGGGGATGCTTCGAGGCTGAGGATGTCACTGGAGTCGAGGTTGCGGTGGCGGGCGCTGTAGGATTCTGGGGGGAGTTTGAGTCCGCGCTGCTCGACGTGGTCGAGGGCTTCTTCGCGGGAGAGGAACTTCCCCTCGTCGGTGGTGACGTAGCCGAAGTCGTCGAAACCACTGCCACGGCTGTCCATCCATTCTTCGAGGGCGTATTTCCCGGCTTTGACCTGATAGGGGTCGTTGCGGCGCTGCTGGGGTGTGTAGATGTTCTTCCAGACGTAGTGCGCCAGGATCTCCGGGTGCCACATGCCTTTGATGCCGGTGTAAACCTTGCCGTTCACGCTGATGGCAGGCTGGATGCCGGCACGGTCGATGGCTTCGAGATAGACGCGGTCGGAGGCGGAGAGCGAGGTATCCTCCGCCACAGCGGCTTCGAGTTCGGCGCGGGAGGCGGCGAGGCGGTTGCTGGATGCTGGTTGCTGGATGCTGGATGCTGGTTGCCGCCCGATGCGGAGGTGGTTGGGGCCGCTGGCGAGGTTGAGGGTCTGGGTGCCGGAGACGGTGACGCTACCGAAGCGTCCCGAGTCGAGGGTGAGGGTGCCGGTGGTTTTGTCGGCGTCTTGGACGGTGAGGGTGACATTGCCGATCTGTATCTCGTCCTCGATTTCGAGTTCCTTGGCGAGCTGGTCGGCGGTGAAGGGCTGGCCCTGGCTGCCGGCGGCGTAGGTGGCGAAGTCCTGGGCGCTGCCGAGGTCTTCGGCGGCGCGGCGGGATTCGATGTCCTGGACACTGTCCGTGCTCTTGGCGGCGATGCGGGCATCGATGGCCTCCAAAATGGCCTGGCCGAGCGCTTCGCCGGAGTCCACCGGCCATTGTTGCAGGGCGGCGGTGTCTTTTTCTTCGGTTTTGCCATCGCCACGGAGCGCCTGGGCGGCTTCGTCGATGTTGGAGGCGGTGCCGGGTTTAACGATGCCGTTGTCTAGCAGCCATGCAATCTTGGTGGCGGCGTCGGTGACATCGCCGGTTTTGATGCGCTGCTGGGCTTCGTAACCGCTGACGCGCTTCTTCTGCACCTTTTTGCCGGTCTTGGTGGTGACGGTGATGGTGTCGTTGTCTGCCTCTCGGTTGAGGGCATGCCACCAGTCCCAGGTGCCGGGGGTGTTGGTGGGGCCGCCGAGGCTGCCCACGCGGTCTTTGAGGTCGGAGATGATGTCTCCGCCGACGGGCGGTGGGAGGACTTTGGCGGATTCGCTGGTTTTGACGGCGAGGGAGAATTTCTTCGGGGTGAATGTGCCGTCGGGGGCGTTGGCAAACTCTTGAGCGGCTTTTTGGACTTCGGCGCGGTAAGCGCGGAGTTCTTTCCGAATGGTGGCACCGTCTTGGAAGGTATCATCCATGATGCGCGTGACGAGCGCGTCGATGCGCTGTTGAGCGCGTTTCCCCGAAGAGTCATCGAGGAGGGCAGCGTCAAAGTCGGGACGGATGGCGAAGGCGGCGGCGGAGAGGTCGTCCTGGAACGTGATGTCCATGGGGACGGTGTTGCCGTCACTCTTGACTTTGATTTTTACCTTGCGGGGCGGCTGATTCTTGGGTGCGTTTTGCACCACGGGCGGTGCGCCTATCGCAGGGCCTTCGCTAGTGCTTCCGCGTTGTGATTGCTCGGAGGGAGGCAGTAAGCCACCCTCCATGCTTGGGCTTTGTCCGCTCCCAGTTTGACCAGGTGTTTCACCCTGTTCTTGGGAGACATTTGGCGCAGTGCCTTGTGGGTTGCGGGTTGCGTTGTTTTCATTGGGGCGGGATGACTGGGTGATGGGACGCGGGGTTTGGTCGGTGGCAAGGCCGAAGCCTTCACGGGCGTCGCTCTCGGAGCGGAGTAGGTTGGCGGTGAGGGGGAAGGTGTAATGGAGGTCGTTGAGTGCGGCCTGTTTGATGAGGATATGGTCGGTGCCTTGGGTGCTGAGGCTGCGGGTCCAGTTCTCACGCGAGTTTTCGACGTAGGCGGCGGTGGTGTCGTCCAGTTCTGTTTGGAAGTCGGCATCTTGCTCCTTCATCCAGTCGAGTTCTTCCTGGGCGGTCTGGCGCTCAGGGCTGCCTTCGAGACTGAATTCGACGCGGGCCTCGGCCATGCCCCTGCGGCTGAGGGTGTATGGGTAGCCTCCCTGGTCGCCAGAGCTGCTCTGGTCAACACCGATTCCGAGGAGGGTAAGCTGGCGGCGCTCGGTGAAGCTGATGGTGCGCCAGCCTGCGCCGGTGCGCCGACGACCAATGCGGCCAATGGCGAGATTGAGCATGGCCTCGGCTTTATCGACGCCATAGGTTCCAGCCTGGCGGGCGGCGTTGAGTTCCTGGGTGGCGCGTTCACGCAGGAGTTCGGCGGCGTATTGCTGGGCGCGGAGACGGCGTTTCAGGGCATCGCGGGCCTGGGGGGAGCGGTTTTGCTCGGCGAGGCGGTCGCGGTTTTCGAGCGCGGCGGCCATGTCCGATGCGCGGTCGGGTTGTTCTTCGTCGGTGGTGTTTTCCTGATCGGAGAGGTCTTGGGTGGTGGGCAGGAGTCCGGACTCGCGTTGGCGGCGGGCGGCGATCTCGGCCTGCATGAGGCGTTTGCGCAGTTCGGCAGCGGCTTCGGGTGTGGCGTTGGGGGACAGCGCCAGATCGGCATTGGCCTCGCCAGCGGTGTAGGCGATGCGGCGGAGTTCGGCGAGCACGGGGCCAGGGATGGCTCCTTGGAACAGCGGTTTGCCCTCGGCCTGGGCGCGAAGCTCCGCCTGACGCAGGGCGGCGATCATGTCTGCGTGGCGCTCAGGCGGGGCGGCGGTGAAGACGTCCTGCACGGGTCCTGGCATGGACTGCACGAAGCGGGCACCGGCGAGGTCGGCCCCGGCACGGATCAGGCGGGCGTGCAGGCTGGCGAGGGTCTGGCGGGCTTTCTGTGGCTGCTGCTTGAGCAGGGCGAGGAGATCGGCAGGCGGGGACTCGGTGCGTTGGGTGAGACGGGTGACGAAGCGGGAGAGAAGCGGGGCAGATTTGGAGACTTGGAGACTTGGAGACTGGGAGAGGAGAGCACTCTGCACTTTCTGGGACACGCTGGCGTCTCCGGCCATGGCGGTGAGGAGGTGGCGGAGGAGAGCGGACTTGGGTTCCTTATTCTTGGTTCCTGGTTCCTTGTTGTTGCTGGCGCGATAGGCGCGGTAGGCGATGGACTGTAGCTCGGGGGTGAGGAGGTCGAAGGCGCGGGCCATGGCCTCGGGGGTGAGGCTGGGGTCGGTCTTGGCGAGGTGGTCGAACAGGACACCGCTCTGCATGGCCTGGAGGGCGATGCCAGCGGGGTCGCGCAGGTAGTCGAGGGTAGCGAGGCGGTCCTCGGTGCCTTGGCTCTTGCCTTCGTAGATGCGGAGCTGGGCGGCGATTTGATCGACCATGCCTTGCAGCTCGGCACGGAGCGGGGCATCGACCTGGCCCATGAGATCGCGCAGGGTCTTGGAGAGATCGCGCAGCAAGTCTCGGACCCACTGGAGCAGCGAGGTGGGGGTATCGACCGTCTCGGTGATGGCCTGGGCGAAGGCCTGGTCCTGCACCAGCATGCGCAGGAACTCGTTCTGCATGTGGTATTCCTGCTGGGCGGTGAGCTTTGCGGGAAGGCTGCTCCGTCCGTAGTCGTAGGCCTGCCAGACTTTCTCACGCAGGGCCTGGGGCAGACTGCGCCACTGCTTGCGGATGGCCTCGGGGCCGTATTTCTGCGGCTGGGTGCGGGCGAGGCGCAGGACGGTGGCGTGGATGTCCTCCTCGATGCCGGTGGCGCGGATGGCATCCGCTGGATTGGCGAGGTAGTCGAAATTCGCGACGATGGCGTCGAGATCGATCATGCGGGTGATGCGTCCGTCGATCTCGGACACGGCGGTCATGGCACCATTCAAGCGACGGATGGCAGCAGGGCCGATGGCGATGGCGTCATACAGCGTGTGGTGGCGCTGGAGGCTGTCTTCCAAAGCAGCGAAGGCCTGGCGTGCCCAGGCTTTCTTTGATGGGTCTTTGATGCGTGCCAAGGCGAGGAGCTTGGCGCGGGAGTAGGCGCTGTTTTTCCGCAGCGGCGACTTACTCTTGATGCTGAGGTCCGGCCCCATGCGGGCAGCGCTGGGATCGGGGCTGGATGCTGGGGGCTGGTTGCTCGATGCTGGAGGGACGCGGTTGGAGGTGTCGGTGCGGTCACCGCTGGCGAGCGGGATGTCGGATTTTGATTTGTCGCCGAAGTGGTTGGCGGCGGCGGCATTGGCGCGTTCGGTGGTTTTCCAGCCGAGTTTCAATTCGAGGGCCTGACGCAGTTCGGTGTGGGTCTTGGAGCCGGTGAGGTCGGCGACAATCGCGGCGGCCTGGGCATCGGTGATCTCCTTGTTGGTGAGGGCGGTGTTGATGGCGTCGAACACTGCCTTCGTGGGCTGGCCGGGGATGGCGTCGTCGAGCGCCTTCTGGAGGGCGGGCGGCAGTGTGGGATCGAGCGGACGGCCGAGTGACTCGGCTTTCTGCTTGGCGGCTGCGGCTTTGGCCTCAGCTTCCTTGCGGGCCTGCTCGATCTTGTCGGAGGCGGGTTTAGCCGGACTTTGGCTAGACGCGGGTTGGCTAGGTGTTGCTCCAGAGAACCGGAGGGGGTCGGTTTTGGACTTGGTGAGGGCTTTGCTGCCGGTGATGCCGAGTTCGGCGAAGAGGGCGTCGCGCTGGGGGCCGGCGAGTTTGTTGAAGTCGTCGAAGGTCTTGCCGGTGACCTGCGGGTGCGCGGCGAGGGCTTTGGCGGCGGCAGCGGCTTCCTGGTCGGGCATGTAACGGTCCACGAGCCAGTCGGCGAGGGACTTTTCCAGCGTGGGGACGGCGGTGGGGTCGGGGCTGGAGGCTGGTTGCTGGATGCTGGATGCTGGATCGGCTACCGGAGCGCCAGACTGTGCAGGAGGCTGCCCGCTTGATGTCGGCTGAGTCCCATTGACAGCAGGTGCTTGAACTGGGCTTGGGTTGGCATTTCCGCCAGTTCCAGCCGGAGTTGCTGGCGCTGGGCCGGGTTGAGATTGCTGAGGTCCGGGAGCGGAGGTTGCTGGTTGCTGGTTGCTGGATGCTGATTGTTGGGCATAACGGTTGCGGGTCTGAGTCTCGGTGCCTGGAATGGCATCGGCGACGGCGTCGAGCTTGTGTTTACGGAGTAGGGCGACGTAAGCGTCTTTGATGATGGGTCGTCCGCCTTTGTCGATGTCGAGGATGGCGATAGGGTTTCCTGCTTCATCAACGGGGCCTTTGAAGTCTTTGAGCGGCTTGAAGGTGTCGCCATCACGGGTCCAGCCGACAGCGTTCAGATCGGATTCTTCGACATCGAACAGTTCTCCGCCTTGGGCGAGGCTGAGAACCACGCCGGCGCGGCGCTTCATTTGTTCGAGGGTGGCGACGTCCACGCCGTCGAATTGCATGTTCTCGATGGCGAATTCGGCCATCGCGGTGGTTTCGGGGAGGTTGGCGCGGTTGGTGGGGGCGTATTTGTCCACGCGGCTGCCCTGGAAGGCGCTGATGCCCTCCCCTGCCCCGCCGAGGGCCATGGTGGCGACGGCGAACTCTGGCAAGGTCTTGAGGAATTCAGCGAGCGCCTTGCGTCCGGCGGTGGGGTCATCGGGATGGCTGGCAGCGCCGGACTGCCAGGTGGAGAAAATTTCGTCAGGCAGTTCTTCAAGCGCAAATTCACGCAGGCCGCCTTCAAAGAACTTCTGGCCGACAAATCCGAGGCGCTTCATCTGCGTCTCGAACTGTTTGGCGAACAGTGCCTTGGCCGAGGCGGGATTGACGAGTAGGCGCTCCACACCAGAGGCTCCGCCCAAGGCGGTGAGGGCGGCTGTGACGCCGGCGGAAAGGATGGCTGGCATCTGTGCCATGCGCAGCGCGTCCGGGTGTTCGATGCCCTGGCGGCGTAAGTTGCCGTAGATGTCGGAGATTTGCGCACCGTAGGTTTGAGAACCGCCAGCGAGCGATGCACCGGCGAGGCCTGCGCGGGTAAGGGTCTGGGTAGCCTTCACTGCCTGGGCGGCGGTGTTGCTGCCTTCGAGCACGGCGGCGAGCGCGGGGAAAAGTCGAGATCCAGCACCGGTGGCAGCGAGGCCACGGATTCCCCATTGGGCGAGTTTCGCACCACCAGCCGCTGGAAGGATGGAGGTGGCGACCTCTGGGGTCATTTCGAGCAAACCGGCGCGGAGGAAGTTCTCGGAGGCGGACCCGTAGAGTTCCTTGCTTGTCTGCATGGCCTGCGCCTTGCGGCCTGCCCATTGCGCGTCCTGCATCAGGGTTTCTGAACCGGTAATGCCGCCGGTGAGGCCGGAGACCTGCTGACGGAGTTGATTCCCGCCTTTGTAAAAGCTCCAGCCAATTTCCTGCGCGACACGGCGCAGGGCGCTGTCGTTCTTGCGGTCCTCAGTGAAGCGCATGGCCCATTCCTCGGGGGTCACGTCCTGGGGGCGTTTGGCGTCGTAGTCGAGCCAGTCCTGAATCCACGCCTTTCCATAGACGCCTTCAAGCTCCTGAAAGGACTCGCGGACTCGGGCACCGGCATTCTGGCGGATGTCGGGGAAGCGGTCGATGGCTTCGGCCTTGGCCTCTGGGGAAGCGCCGGAGGCATTGACGGCGGCGGTGTAGTCCTTCTCGGCGGTGATGGTTGGGTTGACGACGACGGCTCCATTGGAGAGCAAGCGGGTCTGGCGAGGATCGCTAGGTTTGTCGTTCCAAATGTCGCCGGCAGTCTGGGCGATGGCGGAGACGAATCCGCCGACGGTGGCGGAGTCACGGATGGCTTTGGCCTTGGCGGCGAATTCCTCCGGGGTCTTTTCCTTCACGTCCTGCGCGTTGGAGGCGTCCCAGTTAAGGGTTTCCATGTCGGACAGGAGTCGCTCGGCTTCTTGGGGATCGACCTGGAGCGCTTCGGCGAGGTTGGCGATAACAGTGGGTCGGACTTCAATGTCGGTTTTGCTGTTGCCATTCTTGTCTGGCTTGAGGGCGGCTTGGAGTCCTTGGTAGGCAGCAGCGGCGGCCTGCTGGCGCTGCTGGCCGGCGGCGAGAATGGCCTGCTGGCGCTGCTGGATGTCATTTTGGAGGGCTTTCTGGGCCTCCTCGGGGACGCCATCCGGGTGCATGTCCGCGAGATCCTGGGCGCGGAGATCGGCCTCGGATTGCCCCCT